TTATGGTTCTACAGGCCACGGGCAAGCCGGATCATCCGGACCATTCCACGGGAAGCCCAGTTGTTGCGGGATGTCTCTCAGGGCCTGACGGTAGCCGAGCCATGCCTGATATTGGCCTTCCGTGAGTGTCGTGGCCTCGCCGCTTGCGAGCTGATCGCGGTGGCGTTCGACAATCCATGTGCTTTCTTCAAGGCGGCGGTCACGCTCTTCACGTATGCGTGAAGATGCGGTACTGATTTTTTCCCATGATCCTTGTTGTGAAGCTACCCAAGTCTCCGTGACAACGCCGGACACATCTCTGACATCTTCGGGGCGCGGTCCGGACATCATGACGCCACCCGCCGGACACTCACCGACATACTGTTCGGCTGAACCGGGTATGGCATAAACTTGTGGGAGAGCGTCACTACGGTAGAACTTCCCATCAGGATAGCTGACAACTTCACATTGACATAGCGATGCTCCGGGGAAAGGCCAAGGAGAACATGCAGTAATACGGCCAGTTGAATCTGTGGTGACATAGTGTTTCATTGTTATTTCCTTTATGCTGGCGCATTTCCATTAGCATAAACAAACCGAAACCGAGTCATTGAACCAGAATAATAGCATACTACATTCTCTCCTTTTTCCACGGGAATGAACCCTTCTGCATTCGCGCCATCGTATGGTGGCGATATTGCTATCCCTATCGTTCCAGCATATATAGAACAAGGCGCATTTTCCATTCTGATATTCATATATCCGGTTTCGGGAGCAACAAAAGAAACACCATTCCCCGGGGCTGCGTAGTCGATATATTTTTGGCTCGGTGCCGCAGCCTTTGCAGCAATCGCTGGTACATCGCTACGTAAGGTGACAACGCTAGCCTGTGCCGTTTCCGCAGCAGCTATCCCGGCGCTTCCACGGTCATATGCAGTCTTGGCGGCGAGAGAAGAAGCTGCAATGGCAGAGTCTTCTAAAGCCACACTATCGGAAATTTTTACAGCCGTAGGAAGTTCTTGCCAGTACGTAATACTTTCAGTGCTGATGAGCTTCAATCTAATGGAGCAGGACATCCCAAGAACAAGATCTTCTCCGCGTATTGTTCTAATTCCTGAAAAAGTTGTGCTGTTTTTTATTGTTACTATACGAGATGAGTCTGCGCTGCTCAACTCGATTTCCATTCCGTCATGGAGATCCCCAGGATTAATCGCTGTAAGATCGTCAGCGGGGGCACCTCCTTCGGTATCAACAACAATGAAGGCTGCGGATGGACCTATTGATCCATCTTGTATTGCAAGCCGTTGTATAGGTAGAGCGCCGGGAAGATGTCTGATGTCGTCTTGATTCGTCCGCCACTTTTGAACATCGGTCACTCGTGTTGCGTTAGGATTAGATCTATCCGTGACATAGAGATCGTCTTTTCCGTACATTGATCTTTGTTTTGCCATAATATCTCCTTTAGTATCCACTGATTACTGCATCTATTTGTATTTCTGCGTAGTTTCCGGATGCATCGATACCGACAACGAGAGGCCCCTCAAGCAAGTATCCGGATTCGTCACGGGCACCGTTCTTGTCGAGAGTTACTGTTTTTTCAGCGGTCAAGCCTGATACTGCTTCAACACCGAAAGTCACCCCAAGAATGGTCCTGAATGTTTTTTGGGGAATCGGAAGGCGTATTCCGGAAGCGGGCACACGAATGTTGTTGACCGGGAACACAACATCGGGAACATCAAGTACAATGCGTATGTCATCAACAATCGCTAATGACTCCCCCGGAGTGAACGTTACGCGTACGTCTAAGACTTCATTCCCCGGAGAGATGTAATTGGTAGGTGTGGCTTCCCATTCAGCAGGAACAATCGTCGGAAAAACAAAATCCATATCTTGGGCGGGGAAGATGTATGCATCTCCAGAGGAGAATAGATATGGTATCGTATATTTCCTCCATTCTATCGACTGTACAGTCCCTTGCACGATATCAGGAACGATAAGAACACGTGCACCAACCATATCTCTTGGAATAGATAACGAGAACGTATAAACGAGAGGAGCCCCAGAAGATGTAGGAAAGACCAAAGATTTTGCCGTATCCGCGAAAACGAAGTCTTCAGTGGTAGAAGCAAAGACGAACGTTTCATCAGAAGCATAAAGTCTATCTTTTTCACCAATGTATCCATTGACGAGAGTTCCGGGCCAATTTTGGTCTTTTTGCGAATACTCGACGAGAATATTGTCTGGCTTCACATCGCCAAAATCGATAATCCCTGATACCAAATCAGAGGTAAGCCCAACTTCATCGATAGATCTCACATAGTAACGCCTTGCATGTCCTGCCCAAGGCTTGAGATCGAACTTTCCATCAGCAGTATACGGACTTGTGACTTTGAGAGACATGCTGAAAGTATCAGTGTCGTCCATAGCAATAAAGACTTCAAATCCAACGACATCAAGCGGCTTGTCGCTCATCAGAATTGTCAGTATATAGCCATCAAGTCCAACAGCGTCAGGGGGTAAAGGAGGTGTTGTACGCCCCACGACGGCATGTCCGGAAATAGACGCCCAGTCACTTGCCCAACCAATTGTATTTACAGCCCGTACTTGCACATCGTAAGTGATGCCGTTCTGTATCTTGGCACCCTCAACAATGTCCCATCCCTCCTTTACTCCCGAGATATAACACTCTGTAGCTCTGTGCTGGAGTGCCGAGACATATGACCATACATCGGTTCCAGTCTGTCGATAGCGTACCTGAGCCGTGGTTGAATCGTCAGTGAATTGCCACTCCAAGTATATACGAGGCTGACTTCCTCGCCCCGAAGAATATGTAAGCACAGACTCATCTGAGCGGATTGACGTGATAATCGGCGTTTTGGCTTTACGCAAAGGTCCTGTGCCGGGAAGCGTGATCGAAGGCGTATAGTCAGGAATTTGACCATCTTTCTGATAGAGTTCCTCAACGTAATCACACAGCCCGACAGTCGCGGTGAGGTTGCTTCCCGGCTTAATGCTGGTGACAAGGCACATCCTCCCAACATCATTGACGGTGCCCACCATAACCAAGTCGGCTTTTCGGGGAGCGGGCACGGGGACGGGGAGAGGATCGTCTATGCGCATCGTGCGACCGTCATCACTGGTACCCGTGACCGTCCACTCGCTGCCGTCGCCAAGGCGCACTATCGCGGCATACCGCTGGCCCGGCGTCATCTGAAGTTCCGCATCCCAGCGAATAGCCGTGACGTTCCCGGCATCATCAAGCGTCCATCCGGCAAGCGCGGCAGAACCGATGCCGTAGAGCACTTCCGGACGAAGTACGCGGATTTTATCGCCCTTTTTAAGGCGCAAGTACTCCAACGGCATCGTGACGCTGTATTGCTCGATCAGCAGGAGGGCCTGCATAAGATACCAGCGCCCGCGCATTGCGGCGAGGTCCGGCGTCGTCGTCCCGAAAAGCTCCAGACTCTCAAAAAGCGTCGCGGTATGCTCGTCATAACCCGGCGCGTATACCGTCAGCTCGTCTTGCCCGTAGCGCAGCTCTTCGGAGACGAACTTGATTTTCACGCCGTGAATAAGTTCCTTGTATTCCCGGCTGCTTTTGAAATCCCGGCTGTTCCTGACGGTGATATGTCCGACAGGCTGCCCCGGCTGCTCATGCTGCCATACAACCCCAAATTTTCCGTCTATAAGACATGGGGAACCACGACCAGCGGCGGCAATATCCGAAAGCGCATCCCAGACCTTGCTTTGCGTGTCATAGACACCATCGAAAAGGTAGCCGTTGTCGTCGCACCACTCATGCCAACGCTGGATGCTGTCAAAATCGATTTCCTCGTCTTTCCTCGGACGCAGATTTGCAGTGCCCCGGAGCACATCAAGGAAAGCGGAGGCCGGGTTTCTGGTCGGGCGCACGGTATTCCAGTTTTTTGCTTCCCGATTCCAGTCCGCGAGTTCTGAAGTAGCGATCAAAGTGACGAGCGGAAGCGACCCAGAAAGCTGGTTGCTTGCGCGGATCTTCATTCCCATCATTGCAATGGGAACATCTCCGGCATATGGCTTTTGGGTCGTATCCGCAGCCCGTATCGCGCTCCAATATAGCGCATCAACAACACGGGAACTCGTCGATTCCTGTTCATGCCTCCTGATTTGTATGTCGTACCCGGTGGCTGAATAGGGGACACGCCATTTGATGCCTTTTCTAACAGACTTGTCCGGTTCTGCGCTATGCCCGGTCAAAGTGACAAAGGTATATGCTGTGCTGAATGTTCCGGCAGAAAAAGAAAGGGTGAGCGGCCCGGACTTCGTTATCGTGATGCCTGTTCCATTCAATATAGGTTCAGGAGTAAAAGAGGATATGGAATCTCCGGTTATCGTCACGCGGGCAATGAGCGTCACAAAAGAAGAAGAAAGTGTTGGATTATCAAACTCTCTTCTTGAAACAGATACTGTACCAAAAATCTCATGCTTTTTGACTTTCCAGTTCGCAACGCCAATGACACCTGATTGATCGATATACACAAGCGAAGGCGCGGAATACGGTTCAGCAGGATGATGTACGGTGTACGGATAAGCGTCACGATCACCTACCGTCTCAGTGTACGCTGGCCAGATAGCCGAGGGGAAAGATACAGATTGCGCCGTGACTTGGCTCGTCAGTCCATGCCACTCACCAACGGGGGTATCGACGCCCCCTTTTGTCCTGTATCTGATCTGTACAGAGCGCGAAATCGCTTTCCTGTTTGCTTTATCGTCAAGTTCATAGAGTCCCTGCGGGGCCTGAATATCCATGCCGATTTCATCGACCCCGGCGCGGGTCGACCGCGTCACCCACCAGTTCCCGGAATCAAGCTGATTCCCAAGACTATCCGTGCTCAAAAGCTGGATCGAAAGGCTTTCCTGATAGACGACAGAGGGGAAAATATTCGGAATGGCTTCCCCTTTATGCCCGTAGCAATATTGAACAAAGACATCCTTGTAGAGGTCAAGATCCGTATCGCCTATCTGCGGATCTTCAAGCTGATATGCGCCGATGCCGATGACGCCGAGGAAATAAAGATACTCGTCGCTTCCGGAAATTTCCGTGTAGTCGTCCATGATGCGCGTCGGAGGCACCAAATGACGTCCGTACAGGCGGCGTATCGGCTGCGCGAAGCCCATAGCGTTCGACGAAGCGTTGAGGTTGTATGTCGGGCTGGCGGACAAGGATTCTTTGGTATCGTACTTCGGCGGACGGATCGGGGCGATGGCGTCGGCAAGAAGCGAGATGCCAAGGGTGGCTCCTGCTGCAAAAAGGCCATTGACGAAAGCCGCACCAGCAAATCCCGTAAACGGTGCCCATGCAGCGATGGCGATGCCCACGACAGCGCCGACCAGCTTCAAAAAGCTGTTGAAACCGCTTCCCCGCGGGCAAACGATAAGTTCAATACGATCACCATGCTGGACACGGATTTTATCATGCGCCCACACCGGGATGGAAACACCGTTCAGCCACATTTTGCATTGTCCACGGAGACAGTGCGGGACATGGGCCATGTCGCAAATGGTAGCCGCGACATGAGAAAGTGTCACGAGATCAGGGACAGTCCCCGTCCAACGCTTATGTGGAGCCAGCGCGTTCGGTATCGCGGAAGCATATACGCGCCCCGGAATCGCCGGGAGCGTCGAGGTCATGATACGGTCATCGGACACGCCAAAAGCCTCCGAATTGCTTTTTCAGATCGGCCCGGGACGTCCAGTCTTCGCACTGGCTTCCCTCCGGGCCTTCGATGTGCAGCATGGTATGCGGAAGCTGCACCAGAACGCCGACATGCCACAGCGCGGGGCCGATAAAGAAGGTCACGATGTCAAAAAGCTGTTCTTCACCCGCAGGCACACGGAAAAAGTGATCAAGATGCCTATCGAACGCCCGCGACCGGGAACGGCATGTCTCTCCGTGGGCGTCGGGGTCATCAACCCATGACGGCATGTCAATCCCGGCTTCGTCGCGCATGACGAGCCGCACGAGGCCCCAGCAATCAATGCCGCCGTGCAGTTCCCGCCCCCCGATTTTCCACGGCAGGCCGATGTATCTATCAAGCCAGTTGTCGGGACGGCTCATGAATGCACCCCCGGAAAATATTTTTTGCTATAGGAAGGGCCGGGAAAGGGTTCCGTCTCCTGCATGTCTATGCCCATCGTCCCGTCCACCGTTGCCCCGCCTATTTCGACGTGTGAAAGCGAAAATCCGGGATAATCGGCACGTACAAGGTTCGGTTCCTTTGCGCTCACTTGGTACATACGTACAAAGATACGTGTCCGGAACGTACGGAGAAGAACTACAAGCTCATTCGTCCTGAACACTGTAAGGGATGCCGTAGGCGCGCCGTCTTCTTCCTGTGACGGTGGCGTGAGCGCCATCGGAACGAAAATGTATGGGTTGAGTTCCGTCCCCCCGAGAGTTGACATCACCCCATATTGGGGTGCGCCATCCTCCCATTCCCCAATGCGCTGGACATTTGAAGAACACAGCCGCAAAAGCCCTTCATAGTCAGGATGCGTCAGTTCCAGCAAAAAGACGGGGTAATCGTCACAATCACGGTCGAAATACATGGAGCAATCGAGAGGGATCTGGCTCACGGCAGAACCTCCCATGTCATGCTCACTTCACGGTGAAGCGGGCCGCGCTCTTTCACTGAAAAGTCTTCGCTCGCTGACGGATCAAAACGCACATCAAAAAACTCATTGAGATCCGGATCAAAATAGTTGAAGGGAATAACGCCTCCGTTCAAGCCGACTTTCCAGAATTGCCGGAATTGCGCCCACTGGTCGAGCGTCATCACAAAAGTCATGCTCATCTTTTCGCCAACGGTGCCCTTGGGCCGGGTCATAGCCGGGCCTTCGTCAGCTTCAAACGTCCAGCGGGAAGAAGGCTGATTTTTTGCCCACGGGTCAGATTGAGGGCGCTGAGGAAGAGTAAGAGGCCATATGATCGGTGACATAACGGCTTCTTCACGGAGATTTGACAACGCTCTTGTATTAAAAACCGCCCGAAAATTCATGAAGTTACCCTTTACTCTTCGGCTGGAACAGAGTTAAGCCTGCGCAGCGGCGACAAGCGTCGCTATGTCTCGCCACTCTCCATCGCCACAGAGCACGTAGGTGGCTTGCCCGGCGGCTGCGGGCGGTACAAGGCCGCTTGTCCCGGCTGCCGATGCCGTAGCCCCCTCGTATTCGGGGACGGAGATGATGCCGTTGTTGACAGTGAGGCCGTCGCCTATGCGCCCGCTTAAGATCCCTTCGGACCAAGTAGACCAAATTTCTTCACTATTTCTTGCTCTGTATGCAACACGAACAGCACCAGAAGTTCCTGCGCCTATAGCCAAGGCCATCTGATTAGTGATTTTGCTATTTTTTCCGTTGAAGACGATCAGTTTAGCTGAAAATCCTGGCCCATTTACGGTTTCCACAAGACTGATAGCGTAAACGCCTTGGTCAGTAAGTGTATTGCAATCAACAGAGCCTTTGGTCAGCGTGTCGAATATCCCCCGCGCGCTCGCCAGATCCCCGAGATCCCCACCAATCGCCACGTCTTTCACGGTGATCACGCCTCCCGCTTCGGTCGTGGTCTTCACGTCGACAAGGTTCGACGCCTGAGCACGCTCAAGTGCCTCGTTTGCCGTGGTTTGTGCCGCACTTGCCGCCGTCGACGCTACACCAGCCGCAGCCGATACTTGCTGAAAGAACTGTGTGGTTTGCCTCTCAAAGTCTATGCCGGACAACGGGCCGCTAGACGGCTGGTATGAAAAATCAGACATACAATCCCCTTTGCTTTTTATCTTGAAATAGGAATCATTCCGATGCCGTAGCCCTTGCGGAGCACGTTGCTTGCCCCCCCACTGCGTTTGACCATGCTACGGGTGACCATTTGGTCAATCACGATCTCAACATCAAGGCTTCCGTCTTCATTCTCGCGCTGGCTCGTTTCGACCTGCGCCCCGGCGTTGTTGATGACGGTGACGTTAACAATCTGTTTCCCCGTTCCCTCCGCCCGGACGCCCAGATTGCCGCCGGAAGTCCGCACAAGCGGCATGACCGCTTCCGGCCCGGCCTCGCCCATGATTCCGCCACGGGCGAAAGGAGTGAGTCTATCAAACCCGAACAGCGTGGGCTCGCTGACAATACTGTTGGAATACGAGGAGATGCCCGCACCGGACAGGATATTCCCATGTGCGCTCGGGGTAGCCCCTGCAACGATGGAGTCAGCAAGATTATTGAACTTGATGTTCGTAGACCAATCAGAAAACAGGTTACTCAGTCCACTACCCAACGCCCCCGCCAACGGCCCGGTAAGGCTCGATCGCGCCATCATTCGGACAAGATCGGACGTTATAGAGTTCACCATGTCCTTAACCGACAGCTTTGCGGTCATGGTAAATCTGACTATTCCGTCTTCCATGCTCGAAAAGGCATTGGTGGTCAGGTTCTCAAAACCTTGCGCGAGGTTGGTAGCCTCTGAGAAATATTCCTGAGTTGCCCGGTAAGCCCCGGCCCATGCTTCCCGGCTATTCTGTATTTTCTGGAGCCGCAACCATTCGTCCGCAAGCTCACGGGTGATGCCCACGTTCCGAATCAGGTTGTCCGCCTGTAGCGAAAGAAGCTGGTCCACATATTCCTGAGAACGCCCATAGTTTCCCGACAATTGCGCAAGCTCACGGTAGAAGTCGGCGGCGGCTTGCGCGTCCTTGATCTGCGATTGCAGGTTAAGGGCGGCGCGAAGCTCTTGAGCCTTTTTCGTAACTCTATCTGGAGCTTCCCCGAGTTCCGTTAAACGCCTAGTTAACTCCTCAACTTGCTTATTGACTTCAAGAATACGTGCTTTAGCCGTATCTCCGTTAAGATTGGCAATTTGAATATCTACATCACGGATTGCATCAGCTATTTTCTGATAATGTTGTGCAGTTGCAGCTTGAGCGTATTCATTTTGTAATGCGTTCATCTCGGACATAGAAAGTCCGGCTGTTTTGGCATTCTTAGCTATATCATCAAGCTTTCTAACAAGATCAATCCCAAAATCATCGCCAGAACCACGCATTTTTTCTATTTCAGCACGGACCCCTTCAAGCGCACGTTTCGCTGATTCAATCTTACTTTTTTCTGAGTCAGTAGAGGTAGTATTAGTTCCAGTTCCACCTCCACTAGAGCGTGCTGTTTTTCTTGCGGATTCAGCAGCGTCTTTTCTTAACTTTTCAACACGCTTAGTATATTCTTTAAAGAGTGCATCTGGCCTAGAAACCATATCTAGACCTTTTGTCATATCATTCCAGTCTATAGAAAAAGATTCTCTTATATTTTTTGACCAGTTTTTACCTATTTCACCTGCTTTATTAAGCGAAGAAGAAGCACCCTCAAAGTCAAATGTCATCACTCTATATAGAGCTTCTCCAAAAAGATTTATTTGTTCTTTACCAACTATAACAGTATCTACTAAAGCTATTATTCCATCTACAGCAATCTGAATCCCGTTCCACAGGGCTTTAGCTCCACCCGATGCCTGAATGAAAGAAGAGGCAAGTATGGATATTTCTGTTGATGATTTTTCCCCAGAATCAGACACATCATCCATAAAAGATATTAAATCGTCTGATTCTGACGCTAAAAATCCAGATATGACTGTAGATAATTGTTCAATAGCTCCACGATTTCCATTAATTGCAATGAGAGCGGATGTATGAGCTTGAAGAAGACCTTCACCAACTGTAGTAGTAAAATCTCTACTAATAGCTTCAGCTATGCGAACTTGGTTTGCATAGCTATTCATACTTCTTGCAAAATCTCCAACAGCATTAGGAGATTGAGCAATTGCGGCGTTGAGTCGTAATTGTGCTTTTTCTGCAAGATTGAGATTTTTCCAGCTTTTACCCACAGAGGAAGCGTATTTTTCCATTTGGTCGTCCGTAAGGACAACGCCCAAAGATTTAGCCGCTTCCGTTTCTCCAAGGAGAGCACTGGTTAATGCTTGTGTTGCCCCCTCTGCTCCTCCTGCATAGTTTGTGAAGCTAGCTAAGTCTGTTCCAAGCTGTACTGTTTGTTGGGCAAGCTCAAGGGCCTTATCAGAGGCGACTCCAAGGCCAGAAAGCAAGTCACCTACGCTAGAAAGGGCGGCTTGTGCTCCTTCACGGGACAATCCATAATTGAGCCTGAGATTGTCAGCAGCTTGGTTTGCCCTTTCGGAGACAGTAGCAAATACTACATTGAATTTGTTTGCAGTTTCTTCTGCATCTGATCCCGCTTGGACAAGCTCTTTTCTCAATTCATTTATTCGCGTTACAACGTAAGCGGTAGCGAAGCCCTTCAAAGCTGTTACGGCAGTATTTCCTAGCTTGGTTAAGGACTGTGCGGCATTTTGGCTTTCTCTAGGAACAATTTTCAACGTATTGGAAAACTCAGAAGTTGTTCTCTTTGCCTCTTCCATTTTCCGATTGAATTCATTGAGATCGATTTTGACAGTAAAGCCCATAATACCCTCACTGATTTGGTAAAACCAAACACAATCGGAGGAGAAAAAGCGACATAACGTTGGTACGAAATGTGAGAAGGGCATAAAAAAAGCTCCCCTGCAAGGCATGGGGAGCTTTGGAGGCAATAAGAGATACCGTTATTGTTCGTTAATCCATGAAATAGAATCAGAATAAGGGGAATACTCTGCATATCCTTTATACGTTATCAAGATGCTTTTTCCTGTTTCACCTTGTGTCATATAGCCCGGAAATACACTAATATATTTATTAATTTCTCCATCTTTTTTTGCAATAAGACGTGCAGTAATGCGGGCAAACTCTTCTGAAGATTCCATAGCATCTTTTATGGAAATTTTTCTATCATATCTTATATTTATAAGCATTCTTTTTGGATCATTTTTAAATACTTCTATAGTATATTTACCAAATTTGTTTAATTTATTTGATTTTAATTGTTGAATCTCATAAATATATGAATTATTTTCTATTGCATCATTTTTAATATCTTCTTTTGCTATATCATCTTGATGTATAATATTATCTCTGTAAACATAAGTTGAGGCAATAAAAAAAATAAACAAGTAAATTATTGCCGTTCCTAATCTGCTTGGCGATTCTTTTTTAGACCAAAAGGCCATAGGTTTAGGAAAAAAAAGACTCCCAATAGTACATAATACTAATAATCCGGGCAATAAAGATAATACTTCCATATTCATACCCCTTTTCCCCCACACCCTCCACATTTTCCGGCGTATGTCAACCGCTATTGAGCGCACGATGAACAACCTGTTGACTTTCTAACTCCGGTATGGTTCGGAATCGGCAGGAGGAGTTATGAAAAAACTTTTATTGACGCTGGTTGTGGCGGGGATGTGTTTCGGGATGGTCGGGTGTGCCTCTCAAAAACCATTAACCCCAGAGGAAATCGCTGCCGAAAGAGAACGGCAAATCCAAATGACTACCCGTATATACGAGGGAAAAACACCTGAAGAAGTACTGCTTGCTGCGGATAGAGTTTTCCGGCTTGCTGATGATGACTACAATGTTTCTCATCAAGGAACATCTCTACAAGCACAAAGGAATTGGTTAATTTATATAGTTATAGCTGCGTCTAAGGGTACAGATACTTGGGTTGTTCAAACATTCCCTGTAGAAAATGGTACTAAAGTTATTGCTATGCACAATGGACAGGAGCAAGGAATTAATGCAGCCCCGACAGCTAACTTTAATGGAGGGATGGGAGTTACGGCTACAACAGGCCCCATGATGACGAATATAACCACTTCCCCTGCTATTTATCAACTTTTCTTCGCGCGTTTAGACAATCTGTTGGGTAAAAGTCCTAACTGGATTACTTGTAAAGAAGCCAACAAGCTATTTACAGATGGCAATTTAGACCCCTTCTGTACGGTTGCAAACGATAGAACTCCTGATGGCAAGTCTGCTGTACAGAGGAATAGAGAACTCGAACAGGCTAATCAGTAAGTACGAAAAAAGGCGACTTCTGACGGAGTCGCCTTTTCTAATCCTATCTCTATATTGTTATCACTAAAACAGTAGGCCTTGACATTTCCTGTTTTCTGTGGAGTGCAAAGGGCTACGGTTAGACTTTTTCCATGTACAGACCTAGGAGCGAACATGCTCACTTTTGCCTTTGACGGCGCAGTCGGAAAAGCCGTTCTTACGATTGCCGCGATAAAGCAACGTAGCGCAATGAATCCTATTCTGTGGCTAGCGGGAATAGGATGTTTTTTCAGCTTAGTAGGTTTATTTTCAGGATACTTTCTATTTAACGAAAAGATAGTAACTTGGTTCTTTATGGGATGTTTTGGTTTCTGCCTTTTAGTATCTTTTCTGATAGCTATTTATTACGCAGTTTATCATCCTGAAAGACTGCGTTCAGAAGATTATCAAATCAAGAAAGAAGCTATAGATATGATACGATATGAACTAGGAAATAAAGAAGAAGTAACAGAATACGCTGCTAGAATTATCAGCACAAACCCCATGTTGGATAAATAATATGAAAACATATATGATTATTACTAATCCAAAAAATGAAGACTATATACTAATAAAAAAATACATAGAAAAGAATAAAAAAATCAACTCATGGTTTTCTATGTGGAAATTCGTCATCTTTACTTCTGATATGGATATAAAAGAAGTTCAAGATGATTTTACAAAATCATTTGACGGTATGTTATTTTTTGTTTCTGAAATAAAACCTAAAAACATTTGCGGTTCAATGCCCTCTGATTTATGGGATTTCATAATAAAAACAAATGAACATAATGATAAAACAGAAGATATAGAAAATAAACAAACTTTAGAAAATAAAACAGCATATGCATTGAACAATAAAAATATCATAGCAGCTAATTTTAAAAAAGAACTTTACAATAAAGATCAGCATATTATGATGTTAACAATGGAATTACAAAGATGTCATAAAGAAAACAAAATATATCAAGAAAAGCTTCAACTACACAAAGAAATGACAGAGAAATTCTTAAAAAGACAACCAAAATAATTTTTATTGACATTTTCCAAATTTTGTGGCGTTGTCTTCACACGGTGCTCGAAAAACACCCCTTGGCGGATAACGCCACCCGACAGATTGGCGCTTTTTTGTGCCCTTTTCCCAAAGTCAAGATTTCTCTTGGCTGTGTTTTGGGCTATAATTGCATCTTGATGCCGGGTGTGCCCGATATGTCCAAGGCTTCGGCCTAAAGGCGGGCAGCAGCTCCAAGGGCTGTTTTCGACACCCGGCATTTTCTATTGGGGAAAATGCTTTGTGAACTCTCGAAAAGTTCCCTTGGAGGCATCATGATTGTTTCTTTCTGCTTTAATGGCTTCATGTTCTCACCAGTTCAACACCAGAGCACTCTTTGGGTTCGTGCCGCCGAACTTGCCCGCGCTCTTGGCTATGCTCAAGAAAATAGTGTCTCGCGTATCTATCGCAGTAATGCCGATGAATTTACGCCAGACATGACGCAAGTAATTGAAATCACGGCACAGAGCCGAAATAGCTCTTCCCAAAAAATAGTTGATGGACGTTGCCGCATCTTCTCTCTTCGCGGATGCCATCTTCTCGCTATGTTCGCCCGTACCCCCGTTGCTAAAGAGTTCCGCAAGTGGTGCCTCGACGTAATCGAGAAGTATGGAGAGCAATTTCCCATCGACCACCCCGTAACGCTCAATGACGCCCCGATCTCCCCGGAACAGCGCGCCGAACTCAAGCTGATTGTGGACTCCAAGGCCGGGATGGTGCCCAAGGCCGTACAGCGTCGGGCATACAAGGAAATTTGGACACGGTTCAACCGCCACTTCCATATCGCCGAATACAAGCAGATCCCCTGCTCTCGCATGGATGAGGCCCGGGATTTCCTGCTCTCCATGCAGGTCAATGCGGGGAAGATAGAGGCATTGCCTCAAGCCGCTCTCCCTTCCCCGTGTGCAGCGCATCCGGTGATAGACGAAAAGCCTTTCTTGGAGTTCATCGAAGAGATTCAGGCGGCGCACGAAGAGGTAGACCGCATCCTTTCGCGTCTCCATCACAGCGTGTTCACCCTGAGTTGGAAGGTAGCGGAAGCGCTCGAACGCCGGGCGGACATCCGGCTGTACCTTGTCCCGGATATGCTGTCTGAGAACACATTGCGCGGCTACCTGCACCAGAGCGTGTACCATGACGTCAAGAAGGCACTCACTGCGCCGGGACGACAGCTTGAGCAGTACAGCAATCCCGGATACTCGTTGCTTGGTATCGTCAGGCAGTTGAACGGGAATGGGAGGGCTTAGGCATGGAACGTACCTACGTCACAACCTCTCTCGAAGTGGCCCGAGTCGCAAACCGCAAGCATGGGCAGGTGCTCAGGGACATCGACCGTCTTCGCGTGATCCTTCCCGACACGAAAGCCCCGGAATTTGAAGCCGCCCGGCGTACCGATGCCAAGGGTAACTCCCTGCGCTACTACCTCCTCACGCCCTACGCGCTGGCCTTGCTCGACGTGGGACAGGGAAAGTCCGCACTCCGGTGGAAGGGGGAAAAGCTCCTGTAAATTCTGGCGGGAAATGATTGACAAAAAGGCGGCTCTATGCAGAGCCGCCTTTTTGTATTTGATGCACACGAGACATCTATGGTCAAGAAAAATATTTTTTATTTTGTAAGCCTTCTATACACCAAAAAAGGATTTGAAACTAGTCTAGAAAACCTTCTTTGGGAGATGGTATAATCAAGGCCAAATTCAACCACCAAAAAGGAGTTCATTATGGTTGAAACTGGCAATGGCCTTATGATCCAAATCGTCAACGGCAAGCCTTCGGTGACTTCGTTGCAGGTGGCACATACTTTCGAGAAGGAGCATAAAAACGTATTACGAGACATTGAACAGGTTTTATCCCAAGTATCTGAAAACTTCGGAAAGCTCAATTTTGAGCTGTCCGAATACCTCACTCAGAACAATCTTGGTTTTGAAGTCAGAAAGCCTATGTATCTTCTCAGCAAAGATGGCTTTACCATGCTGACGATGGGATACGCTGGCGAGAAAGCTATGAGGTTTAAAGAAGCCTACATTGCTCGCTTCAATGAGATGGAAAGAGCATTGCAAGTTAACGCCCCTACAAACCTCCCGGAAGCGTTGAGGGCTTATGCGAACATGCTGGAGGAAAACGAGCTTATCCGCCGCCAACGGGATGAAGCGATCCGTACAAAAGCAGAAATCGGCTGCCGACGCGAAGCTACGGCAATGGCTACAGCATCGGCAGCCGTAAGAAAGGTGAATACCCTTGAAGACAAGCTTGGGTTCGGACTGCATTACAAGCAAGTCAAAGGGATTCCTTGGTTGCTGGACGAATTTGACGAAAGCCGAGCCATGTTTCAACAAGTCGGCAAAAAGCTCAAGTCATTGTCCACTCGAATGGGATATGAGGTCAAAGTTGTTCCATGCCCTGAATATCCAGAGGGAGTGAAGGCATATCATGTTGATGTTGTCAATGCTTTTCTTGCAGAGCTTCGGCAAGATTTGAACATGTTGGGTAAGTACAGAAAGCAACGTAGAGCAGCTTAATTGAGAAAGGCGGTCATCACGACCGCCTTCTTTTTTGCATTTCATTCCACTACTTCAAGCATAACATATTTAAATATAATGAAATAATATATTTTATTGGAATTTCGCGGCCGATACGGATTGAACGCCGCTGGCCCGGCTTCACGCCTTGAAATCTAAGGATATTCTCCGTTTTTTCTATGATCGCTAGCCCACGGGGAGGTGGCTTTTCGGGGCCGCCTTTTCTCATACCCTGTCACAAGCAATATCTTATGCGCAACATGCGCATTTTTTCTTGACTTTGTTGCGCATGTTGCGTATAAAAAACGACATGAACAGCAGGGAAGTTCTCAAAAGGCTAGAGAAAGAAGGGTTCGTCCGAGTGAGCCAAAGGGGAAGCCATATGAAACTAAGGCATGAGGACGGGAGAGTCGTTATAGTGCCACACCCCAAAAAAGACTTGCCTCCGGGAACCCTGCACAACATTGAGGAACAATCCAAAATCAAGTTCTAACCGGGAGGGGCTTCGGCCCCTCAGTCGAGGTTATCATGAAATATATTGCTATTATTCATAAAGATCCAGAATCTGCCTATGGCGTCACTCTGCCTGATTTTCCGGGATGTTTCAGTGGTGCAGACACCTTGGACGAGATTCCCGGCAATATTCAGGAAGCCGTCGAACTGTGGGCGGAAGGTGAAGATATAACCCCTCCCGTTCCTTCTTCCTTTGAGTCCGTGGCTCAACTGGATAGTGCAAAGGGCGGTATGCTTATGCTGGTGGACGTAAACTTTGACTTCCTTGACCAGAATATCGTTCCGGTCAACATTTCCATGCCCGTCTACATGCGAAACCTCATTGACCGAGAAGCAAAAGCGCGAGGCCTCACCCGTTCAGCCTTTCTCGTCAAGGCCGCACAAGCCTACGCATAACACAAGCCAAAGAGCAAAAGGCGGTTCATGTGAGCCGCCTTTTTTGTATGGAATGGCAATAACTAAAACAGCCCGCCAAGGTGCTACCAACACCAAGACGGGCCTAACCATCAAACCTACTTCAAAGAAGTAGACTCATGGCTTATATAGGGGAAGACCTTCTAAACCACCTACGCGGCGGATAAGCAGAAAAGCACCTAAACTCTGTAAAACCTAACCGCGTTTACAGGTACAGTCAACGGTAGAAGCACTATGACGGCCCTTACCGAGGAGCGAACGCATATGAATGATTTTAGCGAGTTGGTAGACTTCAGTTCAAGGTTTATCAACTCAAATTCATCTTTTGGCATCAGGATTTCGCAATCCTCTGCCTTGTCACTTCCATACCTGTCGGCCAGAACATGTCTAGCCGCAGGCATTTCCCTGCCTATGGATACGGCAGGGGGAGCCGTAGAAGCTGGTAAAGTAAGCAAAATGTATAATGCACTAGAAAATGGAACGGTGGAAGAGCAAGAGGAGATAGAAGGTGAACTCCTTAGGGTGCGAAAAATCCCGTTCATCAAGGGGGGGGGCAAATCTATTGACCGCCGTATCCGCCAACTGCTCCTACCCCAAAAAAGCGCAGCGACGGGGTATGTGTCAGTGTCCCCCCTGACGGCCATTGGATTATCGGCGCTGCTTTTTGGCCCTTCCGGTTTGGTGTCTAAACATAACGACAGCCTTAATCACCCAGATGCACTCAGGATACGCCGGGCGCATCTGGCTTTCGGAGGGGCAAATCCTCACAATTTAGGGTATTTTTCAGCAAGATGGATGATGCAGTATCCCATTTTGCTTTCTGCTCCTGACTGCGAAGAGGGGATGCCCGAAAGACGTAATCCATCCAAAAGAGGAAGATATCTCATTCTTCCAAATCTGAGAGTGCAATGCGCCAACATTTTGACCAACCAGATTCTGGTCAATGGGCCTCCCATATCCGCCGCGTGGGGAATGGGCCATGCGCTTGAGCGGGAAATGGGACGAAGAATCGAGGGGGTATGCCTCGTTATGCATTACGTCGAACCCCTTGGGGAGCGCGAATACGGCGCGTTCGAGCCGAGCCAGAAACGAGGCGCGGCTTTTACTTTTGAAAAGTCCCGTAACGGGAGCGACTACACCAAGGGAACCATCAACCTGTCTCTACAGCCCGGGGTTTGCGCACATATGCGCGTAAGCGTGGTTTATGAGCTTTCAAGGGATTTGACATCCCTGCCTCGCGCAGTAGAGGCATTTTTGGCTACCGGAAGATTTGCGGGAGGACTGATAACATCTTATGGCAAGCCGGATTTGCATGACGACCGGGATACACTCTTAGAGTGTTTACCGGTAGGAAGGGTCATTGTTGACCGACGCGATCTCATGGCTAGCGGAAATCCGCTAGAAAATCTTGTTAATGCAATAGGATATCGCCATAAACAAGAATGGCTTTCAGCAACAAATATTGGATACTCTGCGATCACCGACTTCGGCTTACGCGGAGGTGCGAGGGATGGTCATCTCCATGCCTTTGCAGAACCCCTGATCGGCATTGTGGAGTACGTAAACACATTGGACAGGGCACAAAGCTATTTTTGGCACGACAGATGGCTGGACGATAGCTTTTTGCTGGAGGGTGGGCAGGATTGACATTCTGCGCGGTGAGAAAGGCGGTTCTTCGGGGCCGTCTTTTATTGCCTGCAAAATTAATTTATGGTAATAAAAATTGATAAAAAGGAGACAGAAATGCCCCTTGAGAAAAAAAAGACGGTAGGTCGCCCGCCTAGAGCTGATAAAACACAGAGGGTTACAATCTATCTACCACAAGCCTTAGCAGCGCGTGTGAAACTAGAGGCCGAGACGAGAAAACAGACACTTAGTGCTTTTTTTGAAACCCTTCTTGAAAAAAATATATAATATGCTGTTTTTATATGAAATAATTTAAAGTGATTTTTATTGACAAAAAACCACAAAAAGGTGCATAGTGTTTTCAACGAAAGGGTACAAAAGGAGAAGCCGCCATGAAGTTGTACCACGGAAGCATGATTGAACATCTGGCTATCTCTAACTCAGGAACAGGGTTAGGGTATAACTTCGGAGCGATGTTCTTTGCCCGCACGTATGGAACAGCAAAGGGATACGGAAATTACGTCTACCAGTGCGAAATAGACATCAAGGACATCTTCTTGAACGAGGATCTCCCGTATCTTGAAGATGGCGCTGCTGGAACGGCTCTACGTGAAGTTATGGCAGAGCGCGGTATAGACGAAAAGTATTTTGATCTCTGCTGGTATGCCGTGGTTGAAGAGAAAATTGGTTATCAAGATGAAGACTGGGTAAACCTCCTCAACATGGACGACGATGACGCAAGTTGGGAGGCTCAGGCCATGCGGATCGCCTTTGCCCGTAAGCTTGGCTTCAATGGATGCGACATGAACGACGAATGCGGGAGTATTGCTCTCCTTCCCGAATACATTGCCCTGAATCCTGCATCACCGGAAGATGATGAAGATAACGAATAATTCGTAACTGGGCAGATAGAATAACGAAACGTGAAATGGGGGGGGGGAGATGCGATGAATGAGTGGTATGCAAGACAAAAAACAGTATCTGGACGTAAATGAAGATGAATAAGAATAAAAAGCCCCAACCGTGGGAGGACAAGACGGTTGGGGCTTTCGCATGGGGGGGAGGGGAAAAATTAGGCGGCTACGGGCGTATTGGCAGAGAGAAATTTTTTGACGAAGTAGAGTTGCCCCTTGCCTGTGACCTTTGTGGTAAATCGCGTTCGCGTGGAGCCGTCAGGGTTATGAACAAGGTATTCCTTGACCTCAAACAGCCCCATCTCCATGCTCCTCTGCGTTGGCGTATTCTTTCGGCTTCCGGACTGAATGAGGAAGCCTTTCTCGCGGAGATAGACAAAAAGGCGGTTCTGTCCGATCTTCACGCCATTTTGTACCAGAAGCTTTGCCAAATCCCCAATCAGGATGGACGAACGGGAGGCCGCGACGGAATCGGCAAAAAGAACTTTCGGCGCGTCCTGTTCGACCTTGGCGGCGAGGGCGGCACTTTTGGCACGCTCCTCTTTCAGTGAGGTAAGCAACTTGATAGCCGTATCGGGGTCAGCAAGCATAGCTTCGACAGTTTGAGGAGTGGCGTACAGGCCGCGCTTACGGATGGAGGGAATGACATCATGCGTCACCCACCGTTTGAACGCCTTGGCTTCCGGCTTGCGGGAACGGAGGATGAGGGAATACAGGCCGGGTTCGGATACGACGAGCATTTGCTGTTCTCCTCCGGGGGTACGAATACTGTTCGTACCCTTTTCGTCGTCATCCAAAAGGGAAATGGTTTTGCTTACATCAGTAAGTTCCAGACACTCGCACACGTCCTTAGCCACAAACCACGGCTGGCCATCGCGCTCGACAACCCGAACCTTCCCAAACTCAGCCTTCTCGAAAATCTGCATTTCGGACATACACAAACTCTCTGTTAGATGGTTGATGTGTCCGCGCCGCCAATATGTAACAGAGGAGAACCACATCAGCGACCGGACACCGGATATCGAGAGAGAGTCAACGCGGCTGGAGAGGAAAAAACCAGAAGATGTTGGTACGAAAGTTTGCGTCTTCCGAAAAAAAGGCTCCTGAATGGAGCCTCATTTCTCATACGCCCTATCAAGGGCTTGTACCATTACCTCGCTTAATTCCGGGCATATCCCGCAGCATTCGCCTTTTTCCGTTCCAAAATGCAGCATAAAAAGATGACACCATGCTGGTCGGGGTGCGTCTTCGGGTAAGGGGAAATCGTGAGGTAATGCGGCGTCGATGGAAAGAAGCACCTCAACAAGCTTTCTCTCGTCTTGCGTCATGCCGCCCCCATTGGCCTGATACCTTCCCTGCATCCGTCTGTCGGCCTTGTCTTCATCTCAGGCCACCTCTTTCTTGAACATATCCCCTCGTCATTGATCCTAGATTCCTGATTCTTTCCCGGAATCCATAGGGCGCAAAGAGCACATAACAGATACGGGCGATTCAAGCCTTTGGGGGATACAGAATCATCCGGCGTCGGCATTGTTTTTGACCTTTTTCTTTGCAGAACGCCTTATTGCCTTTTGGGAAGAGAGGGATTGTACCGATGCCCTCTTTGCTTTTTCATCGCCCAACGCGGTTTGCGGTGCGGTCTTTACAAAAGGGGGAACCAGTATAGGAACTCTACGCATCAAAAAAAATGATTGTAGCATATCGAATATCCTTGAGAACCCCGGAGGATGTGAACCCTCCGGGGTGTTGGTTCATCGTCTCGCTTCTTCCGTTGCTACGACGATGGCAAGCAACTTGGTAGCTACCCTTTCCAGAGCGTCAACCGAAGGGACACGACCACGCATCTTGTAGGCCATGAACATAGGCGCGCCTTCTTGGATGACCTGATTAAGGACACCCCGTGAACTCGGTTCACGGTCAAGAATACGTTCTACATCCTGCTCTATGCGCCGAAAGACGCGGTCGACGGTGGTTTCTTCGCTCATTCCCCTTCCTCCTGATGGTTTTCCTGTCCGTTGGGTTCAGAAATCCGCATCTCAGATTGAGGGGCCGTTTCCGTTTCTTCCTGCTCCTGTGGGGGCTGGAACAGTTCGCTTGCCCACGTGTCACGGGGACGTTCCGCCTGTGCGTCTGCCGAAACCTGACCAAACAGGGAATCGACAAAGCATTGAGCGGGATCTGTAGTGACGTGTTTTGGCGTAGCAGCGTAGCAAATCATGTCTCCCGGCTTGAGCAAATCCAAGGGGATAGGCTTATCAGAGAGCCGGAAGAAGAGATACTGCCGGGCCGGGGTTGTCGTCCCCGGTTTGGCGGGCTGCTCCATTAAGACCCATGTGAAGATCATCTTGCCTTTTCCCGTGATATTCACGGATTGGACGTTCCGACCTATGGGCCTCATGCTAGTCACATTGGGCTCAACGGAATACCGGGGATCTGTATCCGCAGGGAGTCCGGGGATGTACACGAGCGAATACGACATTGCATCGTCAGAGAAACGCGCTGGAAGGGGTAACTTATTGCTCATATTTACACCTTTACCTTTTCAGGAAGGTCTTGCATTTCAGAGAGTTTCATCAGATGGGCGCGGGCCTGAGCCGCCGCAGAAGCGACGTGCCCAAGTTCCTTGATGGCATCGCAGATGGACATGGAGCCGTTTTTGAAGCCTTCTACGGCCTTCTTCGCTTCCCCGTATTCCATTTCAACGATGCCCCAATATTCGCCCTTCGCTAGATAAGGCGGCCATGTCGGGGGTGGGTTATCCACGGTATGCTGTTCAAAAATCAGCGTTTCCCGTAGATAATCACCGCCGCTCCGAGATCCTTGGTCAGGTTCTTCAAGGTCTTCTTGATGTCCTTGAGCCTCATCTAGTCATAGCCGTCGCCGTCATCCCCGTATTCATCCATCATACGGCGGTGACGTTCGCGACGGCGTTCGCGTTCTTCATCTTCAAAGTACGGCTCCCGGCGCTCGTCGTAACCGTAGCGATCCCAGTCGTCTTCGCGGTAATGGCGATTTTCGTAGTCGTCACCGAACTCATAACGGCCCATGCCGTCATTGTATTCCCGGCGGCTGCGACGGCGGCGGAACTCCCCGTAACGGTTGCGTGGGGGAAGGCGGCGCGCTTCATAGCGGCCCCCGCCATACTCACCACCGTGGGAAGAACGGCTCCCGCTACGGCTGTAGCCGTCACCACGTTCCGAACCCATCATATAGCGCATAGCCATAGGTCACCCCCCTTTAGGCCGCAGCCGTAGCAGTGCCAGAAGTGGGACGCGGGATAACCGCCATGTGCCCGATGATGTTCAGGGTGTTCTGCTGCATTTCGGTACGGAGCTGAGAGCCCAGCGCGGAAATGGCGGCGGTGGTGAAGTTCTGGTTCTTCAGGCTGGAATTTTCGCTCTTGAGATCGCAGATCTGCGTCAAGAGGCGTTCACGGTCGAGCTGAGACACGAGAGCGCGAGTTGCCGAACCTTCCGCCGCGATAGTGCGCTGGGTCGTGCAGCAACACGAATCGATGGCGTTGGTCAACTGATTGGTGGACTGGCAATTCTGGAGAGCGGCGTCTTTGGAGCTGACCAGTACGGCGGTGTTCAGGCCGTTGAAGCCCTGACACAGGGATTGCTGAATCCCCTGATCGCCAGTCATGATGGCGGTGTTCAGGCCCGCAAACCCCTGTGTGGTGGCGTTCATCAGGCTGGCGGTGTTGGCGTTGTCAGCCGCAACCACACCAGAGAATCCCTGACACATCGCCATATTGGTCGTGTTCTGGCCTTGAAGTGACTGGAGGCCAAGGCTGTTGACGCTGGCCTGAAGGCCCGTCAAAGCGTCAAGTTCCGCAGTAGAACCACACCCACCAGCACCGCCAGCAATGACCACCGAGGGGGCGGAGGGGGCGGAACCACAGCAACCGCCGTTCCCGCCGCCATTGCCGAAGCCACCGCCCCAGCCGTTGCCCCACCAAGAACCGATAAGAGCGCCAGCGAACGCGCCTACCGCATCACCCCAACCGCCGCCATTGTAGCCGTTCCCGTCGCCATTGACGGAAAAAGTAGGAACGAGACCGTCCATACCCATAAGAAACCTCCAAAAGTTTTTGCCCGGCGGGATGCCGGAACTTCTGGAGGCATGATGATTCAACTATGGATAACTACTTACCTATCCATAGGATATGGATAGGTGTTTCTGATAAGAATAAGACGGACTGTCCTGAACTCTGGTCAACTTCCCTTCCGGGGTATCAAGCACAAAGCGAGCCCCGCAGGTTCGACATATCCATATCGAACGCCGTGAGGCTTCAAGATAATGCCCTAGATACGTCTCATCAGGACGCGTTTCGGAACAACGGAGAGAATAGGTATCGCAAACAGGACAAATCTGGAGGGGACGCGGCATATGATAATCATACCCCTAACCGCACTCCCAAGTTAGACAGGGATCGCGGATACCCTATACGGGGGCCGCGATTCCCGTATAGGGCCGTGATCCGGCGCTGGTACGCCGGGTCGAGGGGGAGCTACCAACTCCCCCTTATTTTTTGGACTTCTTTTTCTCTTCTTTTTCGCGTTTTTTCGCCTGTTCTTCCAGAAACAGCCTGTCCAACAGGGAAATACGCCAAAGAAGTTCTTCTGAATCAGCGAAACGGTCACATTCGACGCGGAGGGCTTCATATCTGATAGGAAGTGGGATTCCCGCCCACGTATCTATGCCAGCACCGTGTTGACGAAGGGACGCCCACCGTTCCACGGCGATTTCAGAACGTGGGGAAAGCGGTTGAAAGCGGGTACAGGATGAACAATCCTGTTTTTCCTTATAAATCCATCGGCATTCGTCACACGTGGGCCGCTCGGCAAATTGCCACGCGGCCCACTCCGTCAGTTTTTTTCTTCTTCCAACCGCCCTTCTCGGGCAATACGTCGAATGCGGTTCAACTGCATTTCCATGAATTCGTAATCATGTTCACACAATTCCAAAAGCATTTCCTTGGAATACGGGATTGGAAACCCTGAAACATCTTGCAGTCCTTCCCATCCGACAATATGGACCTCAAGCAATGCAGGAAGTATCTTGAATGCTGCGATTTGCGCGTCAAAAGCGTATTCAGCCATGACCTTTTTAGCGATTTCGTTCTGTTTTGAGCCAACAATGGGCTTGCAGACGAAATAAGCTGAACCGTCAGCGGTAAGATCGAGCCTGAAAGTACAGGAAGCAAACTTTTTCGTGAGCAGAGTAAGAGACATTAAACGCCCGCCTTGGTAATAGTGATGGTAAAAGAGTCTTCGCCCGTAAGCCCCAAAGCCGTACCCGAACTGTCGAGGGTCAAAACGGCGTCGTCTTCCCCAATGGTAGGCGAAGAGATGCGAACGCGGGGCATGGCGACTTCGATACTGCCATTCTCGTTTTTCGCCTTGAGCTTTACAGAGAGGGTCTTGCCCTCAAGGGCCTGCCCAAACCGTACAGCCTCGGCACGGCGGAAATAGACGCTCATGTCCATCGTGATGGAGCGTTTGTTGTCGGCGCTTTCTCCGGGATATTGATCCCCGATCTCTTCAAGGAATTGTGTCGGAAGGGACGCGGTAAAGGTAGAAGGGCGCATTTTCCCTTCTACATCGTCGATAAGCAAAATGACGCTATTGTTTTCGACCTCTTTACCGATGGAGTCAGCCACAGGAAGCCACGGACCAATCTCTTCACCAGCAACCCACTCCGCAGGGGCACTATCAAGGACGATAGTATCCGTAGCCGTATCAATGGCGGTGATTTGGTATTCTGTTCCGTCTTGTTTGGTTCTGTTGGTGATATAGCCCCCGATGGAAAAAGCCATCGATTGGCCTGTTTCAAGCTTGACGGTAGCGGAAGTAGGGGCTTCCGCCAGTTCCCCAACGCCAACAATCCCTGCCCTTCTTCCACGACCGGAGAAAGTAAAGATGGTCAATCCGTCACGATCTACGGCCCATTCCAAGGACTCCACGGTACAACCGCTCATGAACTGTACGGTTTCATCATTCTGGAGCCACAAGGAAAGCGTGGGTCGGCAGGTATCCAATTTATAGGCGCGCTTGCCGGATACCGAAGTATCAAGCTTGCCAAGTGCCGCATGAAACATGGCGTCCCCCTGTGGTGCTCCGGCATTGGCAGCAAGCCGCGCCACCATCGGCAAAGACCAATCGCCGGGCGGCATGGCGTCTCTGGATTGGCTCACTACGTCAAGCGTATTGGAGAGTTCGGGGGAATCCGTATATGTGGGTGCTTGAGAAATGGAACCACGGCCTGCCGGGGCCACAAAACCGGAAGCCGTCGGTTTTTCCAACTCTCCCGGAACCGTCTCAATCATCGCAAACGCCCGTTGGACGTTCGATTTCTGCACAGTGGGGCAGTACTGCGACATCGTTTACTCCTTTGCACCGCCCGAATAGGCGGTATACCACGGAATGGTTGTAGAAATGAGGTAACGTCCCTGATCGGGGTCCGTTCCCCTGTTGGCGGTAGAGGGCACATCAAGCCATACGCAACACTCGCCAGTGTAAAAGGGGGTTTCCCTGATGAATTGCCAAAAATAGCTCTCTAGCCCGCTGGCAATTCTCCACGCTTCATCAACGTTCATTCCCTGCGGTAGGGATTGCGTGATGATGTACACGCCGTCGCGGATAGCGAGAGAACCGGGGCCACCGAGTTCTTGTGTTGAGGATTCCCCCGGATTGAAACCCGTTATGATATGCAGCTTGGACAAGTCAGGCGTTGAAGAGACGTTAAGCCCCAACCAAACGAACGGTGTCGGGGTGCCCGGCAAAAGCTCCTTCATCTGCGCAAGCATGGCGTTGTCAAAAGCTTTCCGTATGAGGTCGAGCCTAATCATGCTTTTCCAAGTTCCTGTTCAAGTTGCCGGGTCATTTCTCTGAGAGTCAACGAAACCATGCCCGCAGGGGCCTGTTTCTTTGACCATCCCGCCTCTAGCGCTTCGATGTACTCAAGATTGTTTGAGATAAACCAAACAGATGCAGGAGCTACCGATATTTCCTCAAGAGCAGAAGCGACAGCCGCCCGCACCTGAGTTTCTGAAATTTCTTTATCTTTGAGTTCGGGATACTCTTTGTCCGGAGCAACCCCCGATGGTGCCGTTCCGACGCCGAATTGCCATGAAGCCCTCGCCCGCCCCGTATCGACAGGCGTTCGCAGGACGATGCGGACAAAGACTTCTGAGATTACTTTCTTGACGATGAGGAGGGCTTCCCCCTCAATGGTGAGCCGAACTTGCTCCTGTAATATCTTCTCAAACTTGTTCACATCGTCCGTCATGACGGAATCAAGTTCCTTGATCTTGCGACGGATTTCTTGGATGCGGTATTCGTAGGCTTCAACGGGCATTAGGCTTTTCTCCCTAATCGCTTATACCCCTTTGAACTTCCCGCACTCCGAACATATATTTTGTACACGATAGGGATAGAACCCGGTTTTGTGGGTTCTACATCAACAATATTCCACGCTTCCCCGTCAACATCTATCCAATCGGTATTGTCAGGCTTGGGGATTGCCAAGCCTCCAGCCCAAATCACAGCATCGCCAACCTGAATGAGCGTTCCAATCTCCTGTAGAGAGATGGTGTCCCACAACCCATAGAACTCTGTTGGTATTGTATCGACTTCGGGTTGCCCCGTGTCTGGATTTGGCTGTTCACTCTCATTCTCTTGAATGAAGGTCATGGCCTGTCCATTTTTTCTGAACTGCTTATCTGCTTTCTTGGCAAGTGCTGCGGGATTCATCGGTAAACCCACCACATATCAGGGTCTAACCTCCACAGCCACCTGTACACGGCTTTTGTGAGCTTCCCCGTCAGGTAACACAGGCGTTCCTCTTCATCGACGCTGGCGTCGGGGTTTATCTGCAACACACGGCGGCATTGCTGGCTAGCGTGCTGGCACTCATGGGAAACAATCTCTTCATCCCATTCCCCAACCGCGAAATGGATCTCCCCAAGTTCGTCAGAGGCATCCACCGTTCCATCCCGGCGCAGGGTAAAGGACTCGGGACACGTGAGTCCCTTGACGGCGGTTGAGCATTTATCACCGTGGCAATCCCTCGCCTTTTGCAACGCCTTCCCGTTCGTCCACAGGTAGACAGTCCAGTACTTTGGACCGCCTTCAACCGGGATATGGGTATGGGAAAGGACTTGTGAGAGTTCGGGATGGTAGATGCAAGAGCCCATGCTATGCCCTCCCCGTTTCGGCAAAACCGGAGATACTCCCCGATTGACCGGGAATTTCCCTCAAAAATGCCCATACAAGGCCGGAAACGGCAGGATACAGGGTTTCGCTAGCGGCATCGTCAAAATAGCTGGTAGAGATAGGCCCAACGGTTTCAGACGCCACACGCCCACCGCGTTCGATGGGTGCAAGCGGGTCTTCCCCGGCAATGAAAAGCGCGGCAAGTTCGATACACGCCCGTTTGACCGCAGAGGGAACAGTGTCACAAGCGACGAATTGCATCACGCCGTGAATGTTCTTGACTCCGGTAGGCACTCCGGCGCGGGGCCACGCCATAGGCCAATCGTACTCAATTTTTTCTCCTTTCCACTTCAAACCGTTGAGGTAATCGGCGGAACGGATGAGGGCGGCTTCTTTAGCTGAAAGCTGCGGATCTGGCTCCAGATCGGAAGACGGCGGCGCGGCCCAATCAGAAACACCACGGGATAAAAGATAAGCGTCCGCATCTGCTACTGAAGCGTAGGTATTTGCGCCTTCGGGCATGGTTCCATCTTCAACGATAAGAGGCATAGCTATTCTTTGCTCCAAGGTGCGGTAATAAATCTTTCGGCGTAAAGGGTGGTCTGTATTTCCGCCGGGCCACCGCCCCTAATCCGGAGAATGAAGTCAGAATCCATCAAGAAAGGAATACTGCGTCCATTGACCGTAAGAGACTTCACAGGCACCGGATGCCCTTTATCGCTGCACCCACCAATGTTGATTTCCACTGTTCCGGGAGCCAGATTTTTATCTTCCATACATGCTCACCCCTCTAATTCAACATGGTTGAAAATAGAATTTTCCATTCTTCTAATTACTTCATGCGTTTCAGATTCGGTAAGCCCCTGTCTCTCATGGTGCGGTATTTCTTCATCAAGTGCTATAAAGGTAATACTTGAAAGAAGAAGCTCACACACCTCATGGAAGGCCGATTTTTTTACGGATTCATCTGTAATTGGTTCACATACTTCTTGTCTTTTATTCAAAGCAAGGTGCGCTATTTTGTGCAAATGTTTTGTATAGCACGCCGCTCTACATCCATCTTCATATGTTTCATGAACAAAAAATATTTCCCATTCTGTAATTCCAAAGAATTTGATCCACTTGATACATTCTTCTTTGAATACAGAGAAATGTTTCTCATTGGTTTCATATATCATTGGCTTCTCACTTGTTCCCTACTCTTCTTCCACATAGTCACAGGGTGGCGTTTCTTTAAACCGTACCGCCTTGATGGTTTCCCGGCCTTCAAAAAGAGCCTTTGCGATGCGGTGCCATCCGTCCATGACAAACCCTGATTCATCAAGAATAATCGGACAATTCAGATCGGCTTGCTGAACTCGCTTCATCTTGCGGGCAAGGTGATACGCGCAAGAAACGGGGTGCCAAACGTTCGAACTGGCGTTGAGGGCAATCAGGGGCAAGTCAAACGGCTCAAGCTCTTTCGCCCGCTCAATCAAGTTGGCGACGATATAGACCTTGTTCCCGTCCCGATACTTGTTCTCGGAAAGCTTCGTGACATTGAGTTCAACCGTTTCATACGACATATCTTTGTCCTTTGTTCCGTTCTTGATTCCGGGCGGGACATGGGAGGCTGTGCCCCGCCCGTGGTCAAGCTCAGACGCTAGGCGTTAAAGAAGTGCTGTTGCTGTGGGCCTGTGCTCGTGACCTTGATGTCTTATTGTCCTGATTCAAGCCTTTTGAGCTTTGCTTTGAGCATTTGGTTTTCACCCCGCAAGGCATCCATGCTCTGCCCCTGTGCCTTTTTACGCAACAGTTCAGAAATATACATATTTTGCTGGTTGGGGGTTCTTTCGCTCATGCGCTCGGCTTTACCTGATTCCTTACTCTGTTGAGGCGGAATCTTTTCCTCTACAGGCTGCTCAGGGGATTCTTTTTCTTTCGCCATAAAGACGCCTCCTAGCCCTGCGTAATCAGGGCAGCAAGGGCAATGCGCTTGCGCTCATACTGACGAGTCCAGTTGCTTGCCGTTTCAAGCTGCGCCAAGGTAGGCGTCTCTTCCAGACCGAAACTGAACCCCTGCGGGTGGATGATCCATTCAAGGCGGGAATGAACGATTTCTTCACCGCCGCCATTGCCCGCAGCTTCATCACGATGGATAGCAAAGGGGGTCTTCGGAGTGCCCACGCCGAGAGCTACCGCGCCCCGTCCGAACAGGTAGGTGTAATATTTAGCAGGAGAAGGAGAATCGCCAGTGACCGCAGGAACATAGGTCATGGCGTCATCCTGAATGACAGTAAGGCCTTGATAGGTGGGAATTTCCACCCTCCCCTCAGAAGCGGGGATGAAGTCAATCAGGTTAAGTTTTTTCATGGTGGCGTACACAGTAGAGTGTACGGCTACAGCAGTCAGAGAGGACGCCATGTCCCCCATCGTGGTTTGAGCATCGATAAATGCTTCGGCATTGAACAGGGCATCAGCGCCCGTCTTCCCCGTAACGTCTACGGTCATGACGGGACTACCTGTCGCCAAATCTGCGGCGATGATCCCTTTAAGAGAAGCCAAAAGTCTTTTGTTTTCTTGGGTATTCCAGTAATCGCCGATCTGATTGGTGATCGCCGTGGTAATGTCCAACCCCAAATAGGTATTGGTCAAATCCATCGAAGACCACGACTGGTTGAGGCTTTGCCTGACAGCCTTATTTTTCCCGCCCGTAATCTTTTTGGGCGTGGACTTTTCGGAAGGGTCATCCGAGGAAATGTTCGGCTCATCATCGGCAAGCGGGCCGAGATAGCGAGGCGCAAAAGTTTTCCCGCCGAGGTTGTTGGTCAAAAAGGCGTCGGCTTCCGGGTCACGGATCATAACCCCGGAATTGACGAACGCATTGCTGTTAAGCGAACGCAGAATGATGGCTGCGGTCGCAATCTCCGGTACAATCGGTACATCGGAGAGACGAGTGGAAACCTGAGAACCGCTCTGAACTGCCATAAATACTCCTTAGAGGCCCGCAGGAATCGGGACGCCAGCTTCTTGCATCAACGCTTTGGCGCGGGCCGGATTAACGCTAAAAAGTTTCATTTGTTCCCCTACGTTCCAGCTTTCTTTTGCCCACGGATTCTTAGCTGCACTTACAAAGCTAGGCTTGGTCGCACCGGAACCGCCGGGCATGGTGTCCCGCAAAATGCGTTCTTTGTAGCGATACTTTTCGATCAGTGCTTCGATAGCCTCTTCCGGAGAAGCGAATGTTCCCGGATTGGAACGGCTGAAAATGGGCTGACCGTCGAGGGATGCCACGGCTTTAAGTTCGCCGTTTTCTTCTTTCACTTCGAAATGTTTGCCGAAAGCGGCATAGGCCATGTCAGCGGGAAGGGTAGTTTTTTCTCGCAAAAAGGTACTTGCTTCAAAAGCACCCCGCACAACGAGGTTACGAATCGCCGCGTTCTTGCTATCCAAGGCTTCTGTGAGTTTTTCAATTTCCTTCACATGAGCCTTGTCTTTATCTTCAAGCTTGACTTTCCATCCCTGATCAACCTGCGCCTTGAACTCTTCCACCTTCCCGGCGTCAATGAGTTTCCCGGCTTCAAGGTTGGCGACGGTTTCAAGGGCGGCCTTAGCCTTCTCCGGATCAAGCCCTTCAAACAGCTTGAACTTGGCATTGAGGTCATCCAGTTCCTTACGGCGTCCGGCGGATTCCGCATTCACAGCGGACAGCTTGCCTACGAGATCGGGGACATTGTAGGGGATTTCTTTGCCGTCATCGGCTACCCATACAGGGATACCTTCCTGCAAAACCGCATTGCCGTTGTCATCGAGCTTGAGTTTCATCTTTTCCTTCTCGGTTCGTTGTTGCGGCATCACGCCGGATTCATTGCCTCGGCTTCACGCCACCTCTGCGGCTCGTGCCGCGTAACTGCTCAGAATAGACGAGGCTGGAGAGAAAAAAACAACGTGATGTTGGTACGAAATACGAAAAGGCACAAAAAAATCCCCCGCATCGTCTGACACGGGGGATATTGATTGCGGATGGAGGTGTGATTTTGTAGGATAGGGATGTGGGGCAACCTCTCCCGAAAGGAGGGTATCCCCATGAAACGCTTCCTCCGGGACGTTCTCGTCGGCTTGCTGGCGAGCGTTCTTGCGGCTGTGGTGGTTCGCTTGCTGAACCTCTAAAAACGCAGTTGCCCCGGTAGGGAGCGAACCTACCGGGGCGCAAAACTGTGATGCTGAATCACGGGGGACGTGCCCCACACGGGGCGGTGAGTGTTAGCGCACTTGCCGCCCTTCTTCTCTAAAGATAAATTTTTCTGTTGGGAAGGTCAAGATCCACTAGCGCAACGGATTTCCCTGTTCATCAAACCCCAACTGTTCCAGCGTGTACGGCAACCCTGTGCGCTTATCGCTCAGGTCTTCCCATCGCACTAGCCCCTCTTGAAGCAACCTTCCACGCACTGGTCCGACACTGGTTTTCAGCTTGTCTTCTGCGGAGAGGGATTCCCACCAGCCGCCGAAATTCTCTTTCGTGGTGCCGAAGTTCAGGATTTTTCGACCGCCCGTGCCTATCGGCCCCTGCTCTCGGATAGTCCACGGCCTCGCAACTTCCTCAAGTTCGTCTATATTCAACCCAATCTCTCGAAATGTCTTTAAGATCGGTACATACACCCCCCGGCAATTCGGGTGCGCCGGGAGTTCCGGGCGTTTCTCGTTCTTGCCATACACGGTTCCATCTGCCAACGCACAGATTCGGCATGTACGGTTATCGAGCGTCTCAACGCGCTTGTATCCCTTGATTATTCCCTCATTCTGCTCGTAAACCGCTTCTTGTGCGCCTGTATTGGCACTCTGAACGTACGTTCGGACTAAGGTTGTGGCCTCGCGTTGAGTTATGGAGAATCCCGTATCAGCCGCCGTCATGACGCGTTTGACGAGCTTGCGGTATCCCTCACCCATGACCACGCCCTCGCGGATGGCGTCCAGAATGGAATCCCGCGCCCCGGTCGAGAAGGCATTGCCCACCCAGTCGGAAAGTAATTTCCCGCCTAGGGGCTGGTCTTGGAAGAATTGCTTCACCTGTTCCCGTGTGAGCCCTTCAACCAGCTTTACCGCCTTTGCTTTCCCGTCAAAAGACAGGATGCTGTTGTACGTCGCCACAGACGCAAGGGCCACGCCTACGGACGCTTCGGAAATGTAGCTGGTGACGCTTGCCGATGTGCCCGCAAGAACATCGTCAATCCATGCGGAAATCTGGTCATTCCTTTCCCTCGTCCATTCGGAAATGGAGGCTAGCCCTTGCGCTTCGGCTTCGATTTGCGCCACGATTCCGGCACGTGCCGAACGCAGCACCTTGATGAGTTCCGAAACGGCCTCATCGGAAAGCAAGCCGAGTTCATGCCGCCACCAAAGGGAACGGGAGAGAAGATAGAGTTCTGCGAGGTCTTGAGGGGTCATTCTCTACCCCACGACATCATAACATCTTCTATGCTTTGAGCATATATATTCTCTCCATTACAATTTCGACAGCACATTGCATAGAATGAGTCATAATATTCATATGCGTTAAATGATAATTCCACATGATCGCGTGTTCCACAATTTCTACAATTCAATATCATCTGTGGTTTAACTATACATGATTGTTCAAACTCAGCATAATGATGAGATAAACCTATCTCTCCCTTCGCATACCTTTTGAATAATTTAAAGTCATGCCTTATCTGCTCTGGAGAACGAGGATCGGGGAAAGGGATTTCATCGTAATTTTTTATTCTCATCTTCCAACTCCCGAATCCGGGCAATGAGTGCCTTGGTTGTTTCGGGGTTCATTGCTGCGATATAGGCGGCAGTATTTTTCTGCTCTTCAATATCCCTATATTCGTGATATTCTCCATCATTAAAATCACAAACAAAATTTGGTATATCGCCATAAACTCCATATGCCCTTTTAGGTGGAAGATGTTCATTGCTGCTAAAAACACCACCACCGGATTCTTCAACTTGCCAAGGCCCGGGGACAGCCCCGTTCGCCAACCGTTCGAGTTCGTCAAGGTCGATATCGTTCATTTTTTATTTTGCATCCTCTCGAAGATCAATATCATCTCTATTACACCCTTCAATATCTATTTTTACTGACGGTGGAGAGTAAGGGCTTACTATTTCTTCAATGGGTATTTTATGGTTTGCGGTTATAATTCTGTTTGAAGTGATACCACGGATAGGCCCTTTCAGCGGATCGAAATCAGTTAAATGTTGAATATTAATGTCTACATCTAAGCCTTGTGCAAGAGCATTACTACATGCGACACAAAGATTCATCACGGCATCTTCAATAGCCTTACGGTACGGTTCACGTTCAACTTTGGTAAGCTCTTTCATTTTTATCCTCCCTATACCCGCCATTCTACCAAACATCACAACCCATTGGAAGTAAAAAGGCACGGCGTGAACCGTACCTTTATCTTTAAATATTCATGCCTTGCGTTCCCGTCCCTCCAAGAATATTCGGCAAACGCAAAGTTCCAGAAGCTCCCCTCGTGCTTCCAAGCTCTTGCTGCAACCGCGTCTCTTCCTCTTCTGGTTTCCATCCCTCGGGCATCATCTTCTTGACTGCGGACGTGTCCCTGATGGTTTGCTTGGAGATGATGGCTTGCGAGTTCAGAGATACCAGAGCGGAGACAATCGCATCCCCTGCGGCCTCAACATCGTAATTCTCTGTATAGGGCGTGGAAATGTCGCTATCGTCCAGTCGCATCCATCGGGCCGCGATTTTCCAGCACTGCGCCTCAGCATTGGCACACCTGCGGGCAAAGTTCGCAAGCTGTGTATCAAGCTGTTGACGGTCAATCTGTTTGGATTCGGCGGACTCCCCTACCCCGGACTGCGGGCGGATCATGCGGAGCGCGATTTCACGCACCGAGTTCTCGTCACGGGTCAAAAATTCAGTCTGCGCCGAAAAGGAGGTTCCCGTGGATTCCACATACTGCGCGGTGATGCCGCCCGGGTTCGTGCTCATGAGGGCGTTAGAGCTTCCCACGACAAAATCTGCCCAGTCCTCTTTGCTTAGGCCATTGACGTTGAGCAGAGGGACGGCCCTGTCGAACAGCATCTTATCCAGTTCGGAATCGCGCCTGTAGATGCGGAGAACAAGCGAAAGGACGTCATCCGTCGCCGGGACGCCAGACATGATGGAACCCGCCGTATCTTCAAACGTGAACGGAACGATGGGCACCAGCCCGGAAGGGTTTATCCCTCTATCGTACTCTTTCCATCCTAGGCTTGTGCCTGCCTTTGCCGTAGAATCCGTTTCCCGCCTGTAGCGCGTCCATTCCGTCCGCGTCCACACGGTCAAGGTTTCGTAGCGCGTACCCTTGGTGAATGGGGCATTCCCCTCCATGCCTGCGCCGTGGATGACAACCCAATCCAAACCGTCCGCGCCGATTTCCCAATCCCATACGTCCGTGGGATCAAGGGAGATGAAATAAGGCCACTGCCTGCGCCCGGCTTCTTCCGCTTCGGCTTGTGTAATGCCCGCCTGCGGTTCCGCATCAACCTGCACAAACCTGATGCCCCCGGCAGCGGCAAGGCGCGTCACATCGGCAAAGAAAGTGTTGGCCTTGGTGCCGAGACGGTCAACGTTGTCCTGCATATCCTCAAGCTTGGCAGGCAATACGCGCTGGGGCCTCCCCTCGTTGATGAAGCTGGCGAACACGTCAACAATAGGGGCCGCAAAATTGCGGTAGGTGGCCCGCTGGAACCGGATATCATACTGCTTTTGCGTCTCGTACGGGTGCCGGATAAGATACGCGGGGTTTTCCTCCACACGCCTGCCGCCTTCATACAGGTCAAGGGCCAGCCCCCGGCGTTGGTATGACTCGGAATAATCCGGGTGTTTTTTGCTATACTCAGTGTTGTCAGCCATATATTTTCTCCTAGCCCATTGAACTGCCAAAAAAGACTTCACGCTTCTTAAACATTACCGCGTACCTGCATTCATCAAGCGCGTGGTCTTCAAATTCCGTATCAATGTCATCCGGGATATGTTCATCCCTCGGCGCAGCGGGAAGAGTTCGGATCAGTTCGGTACAGGTATTGAATACATACAGCATGGGTTCTTCCCCCTCCTGCCATATCCGCTCCCGCATTTGCTGCCATCCTGTGACGCGGGAATTGTCGGCCCGAACCCACTTAATCCCCTCAGAAGCCATATTGTCGGCTACGCTTGGGCCGTCAGTACTAGCGTAGATAGCAGGATCGGCAGGGCCGGGATTGATACGAATCCCCATAGCGTCGGACATCTTCCGTTCACGTTCACGGATGCCCTGCGCTACGTGCTTGCTGGACATCCTGAGCCCCTCATTGGGGACTACCATGCCATTGGAGCCACGTTTGGCACCATACCACTCAGCAAAACGGATGAACGCCCCTCTGGGGTAATACCTGCCATCCGGGGCCTGTGTCCCGTCAGCAATGGCCCACCACCCTACTGAGAAGGGATGCGAACTCCCCCAGTCAAACGAGCGGAAGCAATACCAATTCCTAGGAATATTGAAAGGCTTTACAATATTGCGTGAGGCTGACCACACATCTCCGAAGAAAGAGCCCGCTACGACATTCCAATCCCCATTGAGCCATGCCCGGCGCAAGCTATCATCAGCGATGGACTCAAGACGTCGCAGATAATCGGGGTCTGCCTCCACAAGATTCTTGTTGTCGTAAATGGTAGCGGGAATGAATACGCGCTTACCCCCATGTGACTCGACAATCGGGGTCAAAGCTGGTGCGGGGTCAATGAAATATCGCTTAACCCAAAGATGGCCCGGCCCAAGAGGGTTGGCTGTGCAACGAATCATCTTAGGAACATTGGGATCGCTAGAACGGCAGAACCCTTTGGCCTTCTCGTAAACTTCCTGTGATGGCAGGTTGCAAAGCTCGTCAAACCCGACAAAAGGATATTCATGCCCTTGGTAGTTTTCCATGTCAGCCGGGCGCTTGGCATGGCGCAGCTTCAAGGTTTCCCCTTTCGGGAATACCCATTCCATAGCCGACCCCCTCCACTGGGCACCGGGGACAATAGCGGGATAAAACCTTTTTGATTTGCTAACGATTTCTTCAAGTTGCTTATAGGTTTGCCGGAAAATAATCCCTTTCCATGAGGGTCCAAATCCCAAACCTACGAACTGGATGTAATCCATCAGCAACGAATCCGTTTTCCCCGGTCCACGAGAACCACCAAACAGGATTTCTGAATAGGGACACGAAAGGAAAAGGGTTTGGGCCTTGCTGTTCGGCTTCCAGATTACTTTTGGGCTGCTGTTTCCCATGCGTCCTCCGAAAGCAAGCCGGGAGTCACAAGGACACCGGACTCGGGCTTGTCCATGCCCACTTCATCATCCGGACCCTTCCCAAACCTGTCTTGCCCTCCGTACCCTCTGCACTTTCCCTTTCGTTCAAGATAATACTTTATCGCCTCAAAGTCTCCACCATAAATCATAGAAAAAAGACCTTCTTCGCAGACATCAAGTATTGTATCTTTCTCATTTTGGATAGCCTGTCTCACTTCATCATATCTATCTATGTAGTCATAAACGGCTTGTCGAGACACACTAAGCTTTTCAGCTATCCTTACAATAATGCCTCCTGTCCCTTCAATTGCTTTTAGTATAGCGTTAAGAGACGGCCTACGGCATATTTTGATCTTTTTTGTAGTATCTTTTTTTGCCGTTTTATGCTTTACTGGCTTATCAGCTTTGGAGGTTGCCATGATCACCACCTTTGACGAAATGATCGCCCACGTTCAAGAAAAAACATATGAGAACAATGTGTTGCTATCTTTTTCAGGCGGGAAGGATGCATGGGGGACATGGATCGCCATTCGTGACCATTTCAACGTGACGCCCTTCTATTACTATATCGTTCCCGGCCTTGAAATCATTGATGAATACCTATCCAGATGTGAAAAGCGGGTGGGTAAAATCCGGCAATACCCGCATCCTATGCTGTACGATATGCTCACAAGCTGTACGGCACAGGCCCCCCAACGGTGTTGGACGATTGAACATCTTGAACTCCCCCGCTTCACCAAAGACGACTTGCACCGCTGTGTTGAAAACGACTGCGGGTTTCCTGAAAAATCTTGCTATGTGGCCCTTGGGCTGAGGGCGGCGGATTCCATCATGCGCGGTAGCTACTTCAAAAAGCACGGCCCCGTTGATGACAAAAGAAAGGTTTTCAGCCCTATCTGGGACTGGAACAAGGCGCGGTTGCTTGAAGAGCTGAAGACGGACGGGGTGAAGCTTTCCAAAGAATACGAATTTTTCGGGCGCACCTTTGACGGCCCTGTACTGCTCTACTCGTGGGGGCTGAAAAAGCATTCCCCGCGAGACTATGCCCGGCTTCTGGAATGGTTCCCCATGCTTGAGGCTGAGGTATGGAGATATGAACGGAACCTTGCCAATGGAGGAAATTGAGATGTTCCTGAACAAATACGACAAGCCCGCAACAATGGCAGACCGTAATACCCGGCATGTAACCATGAAAAACCCGCTCGACGGGCTCAAATACTCGGGAAATGTGAGCGCGGACGCCCTCAAAGAGCTTGAGATTGTGCTCAAGGCTTTTCGCGCTTCTGATGCCGGAGAGAATAAAGGACCGTACGGCATTGATTCGCGTTTTTTCTTTACGATAGCTTTTGAAAGCTTCGCACAGCGTGAATCTTTCCGAAAAGCCTTGAGCCTGACACGGCACGGTGAACAGTACTGGACGGGGGAAGCCTTCATGGGCTCGCTCGAACTTCTGAAAGAGAAGAAAGGGACTTCACTCTCCGAATACAAGCGGGAAAATCCTTTCGCCAAACGGGAAGCCCCTGTAGCTGCAAAGGCTGAACCCACCAACGCCGAAAAATACTCAAAGCTCCGGGCGGAAGTAAAGCGGACACAAGAAAAGATGCAGGGATATACCGAAGACCGCACTTGGATCGCCGTATGCTTCCCTTCCGAGAAAGACATGGAAGCCGCCCGCAAGAAGCTTGCCCTTCCGGAAGGAAAGTTCATACACGTAGAAGACGTGTGCAACGCGGTAGAAAAGAAATTCGGCATATCCCTTGATGTTCCTGTAGTTCCGTTCGGGCTGAGGGCTGTTGCCAAGCCTGACAAAGCCCTGCTAGCCCTCGTTGAGGATTATTAAATCAGGTTCCAGCCCTGCCACCGCCAGCGCGGGAAGCGGCTGTACTGCCCCCACCACGTCCGGCCCGTCTTCCCGCCGCCATCTGCCTACGGGCAGCCGCGAGAGCCCTTGCACGAGCAGTCATACGTCAAACTCCTTTGCTGATGTGTAAAGCTTTGCCTCTGCCGATATTTCAAACCCACTCACATAACGAGGGGCAAGAAACCTATTTGTGTTCCCTCTGGAACCGTTTTTCATCGCGCTTGTTCAGTTCTTCGATTCGCGTACTGAGCGACGTGTCCAAATCAAAAGGTGCGCCTTTCCGTTTGCGCCGATACCCCAATTTTTGGGGTAGCTGATGCCCAGTATTTGGGGTATCCATATTTCCAGTATTATTTCCAAGCGCAAGAACCGCAGCGCGTCCTGTTTGCTGAGAGATGAACACCCCGGAAGCTATCAGGCGTTGAAGGGCTTTTTGTACCGTGTTCCGTGAATAGCCTGTCTCGTCAATGAGCGTCTTCTGACGGACTTGGATGGTTCCCGTTTTTTGATTGAGATGCAGTGCAAGCACCATTCCGACATAGCGTTCACCGGGCAGCAAATCCATTTTCAGGATAACCCGTTGCAAGGCGTAAGTGTCCATCCATTTTTCCAACTCCGCTATCGGCCCCGCATGAAAACCTTGGGCAGGGCAAGATGAGGCTATTTCTTGCCGAGATTTTCTATGATTCCCTTGATATTTCTCTTGATAAGAGGCCCGCAACCATGTCCGAACATAGCAGACGAAACCGTGTAAACCATACGTATACCTTCGGATGAATTTGCGGCACACACCCAAGTCATGGCACCAAAGCAAATGCCAATGACCCACGATGCGAGGATGTCGCTCACCCTCATCTCACGATGATATGCCCTAGCGGTTTCCCATTCCACGGCTACACCGCCTACAGCCCCAAGAATGATCCAAGTAATTCCGCCCGAAAGCAGGTCGATAGCACGGGAAAAATCCGCGATAATTTTTTCCAGCATAACCAGCCATATTAATACCTTGCTTTGACCTGTTGTACGTCATGAATCCAAAGCAAGAGGTTCCCGGCTTCGCCAGCTGGCAGGTGTACCCACTCGCCGGACTCGGTGAACGTCTCTCCCCGGTAGGTGTAGGACCACTCACCCGTCACGACGGCCCCCGGCGTCAAGGGGGGTGGGCTTGTCGCGGCGGTCGGTCCCGCCCATCGAGCGCACCCACTCGCCGCCAGCGTCATCACGAACAGCAGTGCGATCAGCCTCGCGGCGTTCGCCGTACCGTTGGCGCAGCCACAGCTTGAGGAGCCCGGCGAGCGATGAAAGGAACTCAAGGACGGCCCGCACATCACTTTCCCGTCACGGCCTTGACTTCGGCCTTCACGGTTTCGGACTTGCCGTCCGCCACGGCACCCCTGTTCTGTCCAAAATGCGCTGCAAAGGCATGAACCCACCGATATACGGCGGCATAGGCCCCGGTTGTTTCCTTGGGTACGGGCATCCATACGGTGGCTACGGCGCATAGGCCGCACACAGTCATGACCACGCTCAGGGCGGTGATGATCCATGCCGCGTCGGGATACTGTGCAGAAAGCTGCGCCAAGGTAGACAGAATGAAGTCAATCACGGTGGTTTCCATCAGTATTTGCCTCCATGCTGGTAAAAGGCGACGTCCTGCGGCTTGTTCGGATCGTTGTCGAGATGAACCCATGTAGGGGCCAGTTCGATGCGCCGGAATCCGACTTCAAGCGCAGCTTGGAGAATCAGGAAACGGGTGTGCGAGTTGATGCACTTGATATCTACGGCGTACCCACGGGTATGGGCGGAATCGTCCACTCCACCGACTGCCTGATTGTGCGCCGGACAACGGTAGGCGGAAGACAATACCAGCGGGATACCAGCACGATCTCGAACTTCATCAAGCATCATGAGCAAGTCTTGATTCATGTGCTCAATGCCGCCACCGCATCCGTCCTTGCAACGGAATTCATTCGGGGAGAAATGGCGAAGAGAAATTTGCATAAGAAAAGCTCCTATTTCTGGAAACTAGGAGCTTCTGGAGGAGAAAAATCAACAGCATGTTGGTACAAAGTTTGGATTATTCCACCATTTGTTGTTTTTCGTCTCAATGAAAACGGAGGTATGCTCACAGGCAGAGCACTTTGAGTACCTGACAATCATGCGGATGTTTCCATCATCGTCATATTTTTTCTTGGTATGATAACACACCATTGCGTCCTCATGGCACTTGGGGCACGGCGGGCACTTACGCTTTCTGGACTCAGTCCGGGCTTCCTTACGTGGGCGGATTATTTCGAGGGGAGTAGAACGTCCTATTTTGACTTGAATAATGGTAAGCGCGCCACGGCTGCGCAACCGCCGATAAAAGCGATAGATGGAGCGGTAGTTCTTAATTTTGCGCCAAGGACAGTAAAAAATGGACAGATACAGAATAGCGTCCAGATGCGCCCTGATTTCAATGGCAGACATGGAAAGATGGATGCGGGGCATGTACTGGTGGATGATAGGGAGAATCCGGGCAAAGGCTACATCGTCAATAGCGGTCAACCCGCCCCTGCGTTCAAAATCCAGCTTGGCGCGTTTTCTCATGCTTACCTTCCCGTGCTTCCGTAGCCGTTTGTTCCACGCTTGGAGGGTGAAAGTTCCTTTGCTTCGATATATTGGACTGACGGAACGGGAATGATGACAAGCTGTCCGATGCGGTCACCGGGCTGGTAAAGCGGCTCACCTCCATCAGTACGCCTGAACTTTGCCTTGATTTCCCCACGGTAATCAGCGTCAATCACGCCCACGGAATTGGAGAGCTGGAGCGGAACCCGGAAAATGGACGAACGAGGAAACAGGAGGGCGGCGAATCCTTTGGGGACTTCAATAGCAAGCCCGGTACCGTATTCGTAACAGGCTTCATCGGGAAGCCATTTGCGGCTGATCGCGGTAATGTCGAACCCCGCAGCCCATTCCGACCCCTGTTTCGGGGTCACGGCGTCAGGATGAAGGCGTTTGAATTTGATGGTCACGCTGTCCATTCTTTGGCCTCCTGTTCCGTACGCTCAATCAATTTTTCAAGATAGACCTTGGCCTTTTTGAGATCTTCCACTCCATTCTTGGCATCATAGCGACAAACGTACTTGATGACGTTCCCGACAAGAAAATCAATTTTGTTCGCTGAAATAAAATCTATCGGCTGAATAGGAAAACGTGAATAATAAGAAGGTTGTTCCGTATTCTTAATCATAACATCTTCTTCAAAAGAAGTGCATTCGTGCCTTTTATTGATTAATACATTACATGCAAAACGCTTTCTGCATGAAAAACATCTTTCCATTGTTCACCACCCCATTGCCTTGCTTATGACCCCAACCACAGCCGCGACAATCAACACGACGCCAACGCACCCATACGCCCATAACCTACTTCCGCTAGGCTTTCCCATGCTTGATAACCTCCCTGTGCGCGTCAAGCTCGTCGGTATAGGCGCAGACGCCGTATCCGTGATTAGCGGCCCTATCGCAATCGTGGACGGGGTAGGCGTAGCGGATCATGAGGAGGCGGCTAACTCCGGTGTAGGCTATGATAGTCTTCCAGCCGCACAACAGCCTGTGTTCATTCTTAGCCATGCTCACACCTCCATCGGCAGGATCTCGACAACAGCCTTTCCACCCTTCACCACTTCTCCGCGTGTGATGTAAATCGAATCGACTTGCTCATCGTCCAGCCACACCCCGGCGTGGGTAAGGGAATCAAGAAGGGCTTTCAGATACCCGTCAATATCTCTCTTACGGCGATCTGGCGGGCAAACAACCACATTGACTTTGACGCGAGAATCGATTTTTAGAGCCTTCTTTTCATCACCCACAATCTGCATCACGTTTTTTCTAAAATCGCGTCCACGGGCAGATATGAGCGTTCTTGGGGTGCCCTTGATGGTAATGTGCCGCCAGTAGTGGTTGACGAGCGGCGGGATAGGTAGCTCAAGGCGTACGGTTTCCATCATGCATCCCCCAACTTTTCGAGAATTTCCTTTGCTTTTTTGAGCATTATTTTCGCTTTTCTGCGTGCTATACGTTCAAATTTTATTTTCGCTTCTTTGAGAGTCATGGGAGGAAATATTAATTTTTTTGAACTTGCGGGAAATGCCCAGAATTCTTTTCCATCTTCACCAATCAAAGCACCAAAGGGGCATACATGCAAAACACCTATTTTCTCCCATTTCAACTTAGGCATTATGCCGTTGTTCCCGTCGGAAGACTCTTTTATCGGGTTTTGCGCTGTACTCACTGCTCCACCCCCAACGCCCGGAGATTAGCAAGCTGTTCGTTCAAGGGCATATCCGGCCTTCCCTGCTTCCGGGCGTCCATCTTCCCCCGCAGGTTGGCGAGAATCTTCGCGCACCAGTCGGCCCCCTCTTCGCAACGCTCGTCGAACGTCAACGCGGTTTCCGGCAAGGCCTCACGGCTCACGGTTGGTATCTGCTTTCGTGCCTCTTCCACCTGCCGCATAATGTCTGCCGGGACAGGGAAAAAGCTTGATTTAGCCTCAACACGGCGCATAGCGCCCCGAAACTCATTATCACCCACGTTAGCCAATACTTCATTCCAAGTCTTGACCAACAGCTCGAACTCTTCCCGTTCCGGCATCGGTTGCCGATAAAGCACAAACGCCTTGCTCAGTTCCAAAGCCAACAGTTGCAAGCTCGCCATTTTTCATCACCTCATCGAATTTCAAAATTTGTTTTGCCCATTCGCCGCGTTTTGCGGTTTCCGCCTGTCTCGCCGTCATAGGGGCTTGTGTTCGCCCGCTAGGAGCGGCTTGCTTTTTGGCTTTGCGCTCCTCAACGGCATCGAAAACCCACTTGCGGAGAGCCAGATAGTGCGACTTGTACGGGTCTTTCCCTGCTCTGGCCCCGAGATGGATGTCCAAGAAGGCGATGGCATCGGCGGTCTTGTCTTCCCCGTAGGCTGCTATGAGCTTTCCGTGTTCTTCTGCCGTGAGCTTGACGTTGGCATATTCCCCGAACGTGAGCTTTTGTGGCTTCGGCTTCTGTGAGCGAGTGCGTGTGTGCGTCTGCACACTCTCTTCTAGGTTCTCTGATCGGTTCTTGATCGGTTCTTGGTAGATTCGGGTACCAGTTTTGGTAGGGGTGGGGTACCTAAACTGGTAGGGGTGGGGTACCGAAACTGGTAGGGGTGGGGTACCTAAATCGGTACCGGTACCAGTTTGGGTAGGGGTACCTAAACTGGTAGGGGTGTCTAAAAAATTATCGTTAAAATCTTGATGGTTATCTATACCCATACCAAAACTGGTAGGGGTAGCATTTTCAGAAAAAGGCTTTTTTGAGGCTGTTTTTCTATAATCTGTGAGAATTGTTTGATTTTCTCTTCCTTCAACGCCAACCAAAGTGTACTCATAGCCGCGCCCACGCACTTCTCTACGTGAGACGATTCCGGCTTGCGCGAGGTCGATAAGACACGTTCTGATGGTCTTCACATCAAGCCCGGTATCAAATGCCAGCCGTTGAAGAGAAGGCCAGCACACATGATTCTCCCCTGCTCTATCGGCAAGAGACAGGAGCACCAGCTTTTGAGTGGGTCGAATCCCTTGGAGGCTCCAAGCCCAACGAGTTGCATCAATGCTCATGTCTATCTCCCTTGACTTCTTTGTCCATTTCGTACATATTTTCTCTGCACATGCTAGATTTCTGTGTTTGGCCCGGTGTTCCCGCATCGGGCTTTTTCTTTTGCCTATGCCTTAGAAGCATCAAGTTTCACTTCAACCCTGTTCCGGCACTTCTGGCATCGCTTCTTGTCGAGCCACCACCAGTTAGCTTTTGGGCATGGCCTCAAGTGCGGAAATGCGCTGATAGCCTCCAGCAATGCCTCTTTCGTCTCGTACCCTGCGGCTTGCGGCGTAGGGAGGCGGTGACGGCAATGGAGCGCCATATCAAAACCCCAGAACCGGATCTGCGGACCTTCCCGGCATACTCCCCCGGACGCTATGCAGCCCGTCGAAGTACAGCCTCTTCCCTTGATACGGATCGGGCATACAGAATTGCCCGTACCAAGGTGCAGGAGTAAAATCCCCTTTGTATCGGGCCGCATCATACCGCTTCTTGTATTCTGCCCTGCATGATTGCTTTTCACATACCAATTGGTTGTGACTACGCGGGATAAATTCTTCCTCACATATGGCACAACGCCTTGTCTCCCTATCCTCTTTTTCCTTCTCTCTGAACTGACGTACCCGCTCGTAACTTTCCCGCTTTTGCCTTATCCTGCCGCACTTTATTGAGCAGCATATCTGCGAATCCTTAAGCGGGGTGAATACCTGTCCGCATATGGGGCAGGTACGGGGGTCAAGAGGCGGAGGACAAACATGATCCGCCTTTTTCCCCCTGATCCACCTTCCGCAAAGCTGGCATTTTTGCATGGTTACTGCCTCGCTTGATTGTAATCTAGCCTATACCGAGTGTTCGTCTGGTCTATCTCGTCCTTCCATTCTTCCGCAGCCTTGGAGACGATGGACGGATGCGCTTTTTCCTGCATGAGCATGACCATCTTCCCGCAGCATATGGTATCGTCCACGGATTCTCCCTCCCAAGTCGGCTTGTCTGGCTCTGCCCATTCCTTGGGCTTCACGACATAGCCGAGCCTGTCCGCCAGCCATTCAAGCGGAGCGATGGAGCCACAGGAGGCCATAATGCCGAGTAGTACGTCCGCCCCAAGCTTCGCGCCGTCGTCAGCCGGGTTCAGCTCACGCTTGAGGGTCGGGTACGGCTTGCTGATCTCGGCGGCGATAGCTTTGATCGGCTTTTTGCCTTCATCGATCATGGCCTCAATGACTTCGGTCAACGTGTTATAATCTTGGGTATTCATCGATCATTTTCCTTGGTGTATCCCCATGCTCTAATGGGGGCATGGAAACCGTTCACCTACTCATCACCCGGCGTCGTGCCGTCTGGCGTGTCCGCATCCTCTTTCGTGGCTCCATTCTTTGGAAAAGCTACCGGATAGCGGAATACCCGACTCTGGAAGAGGCGGTAAGACGGTGCACTGCGGGATTAGTCGGTAGGGACAAAGACGACGAGCATAACAAGGGCCACAATAATTCCTATCAAGGCGCTACCCATTGCAAGACACCTCTTTGCGTTCGTTGGGAGTTTCAGCCGTGGCTGTGGGCCTAAGTTCGCACTCAAGGCGACGCATGGCGGCGCGGAGTCTGTCGGCTGTAGATGAAAACATATCCTCTCGCTTACCCTTAATTGCATTGTGCACGATGGAAGGGGCAACTTCTGCTGATATTGCAAGGTGATATGGCAATATTTGAGGGTGTTTTGCGAAGAACACTCTGAGTTCGTTTATGATTAAGCTTTTCATAACCGCATTTTGCCACATGACAACATAGAAGTAAATAATTTTGTCATATGGAGTTGCATATAATTTTGTCAATTGACAATATGAAGTCATGAAAGAAGATCTCTACACCCATGTTCTCAAAGGATTACAAAACGCTATAGAACGATCTACAGCCTTGGCACTGGCTGGAAAAACAGATATTCAGCCTTCCACCATCGGAAGGTGGACAACAGGAAAGAGAGGAGGGAAAACACTTATACCGTTTTTTAAGCTACTTGAAGCTGTAAACGCTAAAGTTATCTTTCCTGAAGATATTGACGCTGATTTTTCAATGGATATTGAAGAAAAAAATAAAGAGATAGAACGGTTGACGAGGGAGCTTGAGAAGGTTTGCGAGGAAAGGACACTGTGGAAAGGAAAGGCTCAAGCATATAAAGAGATGATGGACGAACACCTAAAATAATCCCATACAACGCAAGTAATGAATATATAATACAGTATTTAATATATCCCGGCCCGCTCTATGCGGGCTTTTTTTGTTGTTTGTGTATTCATTCGTTATTATCATATGTATTTTGGGAATATAATATTTTATCTAATAGCCATGAAAGACATATAAGTCCTATCACAGGGCTAATGCATAACTAACAAGGAGTCTAGCCATGTTTAAGCATCTCTCTTCTTTTGCTATAAAACATTCTAAGAGATCTTCTCATACTTCGAGAGAGAGAGAGAGAGAGAGAGAGAGAGAGAGAGAGAGCATCCTACGTGCCAAGATCCAACAGCTAAGGAATGAAATAAGGGAAAAATTTTTAGAATTATATGCAACTATGCTAAAATTATATCAAATGCCTCTGCAAGACGATGACTTCAACGAGATGCGGACATTTGAGTTACTAAAAGAAAGTATTTTTACATTTAGAGACGATAAACCAGAAAACAAGCTATTTAAATTCTTAGGCAATATTTGCATTTAACACACAGCGCCCCCTTTGTTTCACAGAGGGGGCTTTTTTGTACGTAAAAATAATTTGCCATTTGACAAAAAATGAATTGACAAACTTTTTGCCATTTGACACACTGTTTTCACGACGCCCGGGGAAGGCGAACACGCCCGGCACACCAGCCGGAAAGTAGCCACAAGCCCCGGGCGGAGGAAGCCAGTTTGGGCGGCATGAAGGCCGTAGCGATACGGTGGGCGGAGCAAGAGGCCGCCCGGAAAGCTCGAAAGAGGCCCGTGAGACTGGTGAGACGAAGAAGTAGCAGAGCGGGAAGGATGGCAGAGAGGCCGATTGCGGCGGTGAAAACCGTAGAGGGATAAGCTCCTCCAAGGGTTCAAATCCCTTTCCTTCCCTCCTGATTAGGCATGTTAGGAGCGGGCAAACCGCTCATGGACGGATTGCCGAGAGGATGAAGGCAGCGGTCTTGAAAACCGCCGATGTGAAAGCATCCGTGGGTTCGAATCCCACCCCGTCCGCCAGATTGAAATGTGAAGAGTCGTTGTTTCGAGGGATGGATTCGCAGAGGTGCACGTGTCCAGCTAGTGGTGCACGCGCATAAAAATTCCTCGCGTAGAGAGAGCCGAATATCTGCGGTGCGTTTGCCAGATTCGGCATGGCAAGCAAAGGCGGCTCCATCCGCTCGAAACAGCGACACACAGCCGGGTAGCCAAGCGGTTACGGCAACAGGCTTTGACCCTGTGATCGACGGTTCGATCCCGTCCCCGGCTGCCAAGTTCAACTATCGCCGTTCCCTGTGATGCGGGGATAAACATTAGCCCTCAAGATGGTGAGATGTCAGCCAACTTCATTTCCCTGCATCAACACGGAACGGCGTTCCGATTCAGAAGGCAAAGGACAAGGTGCCCTTCGGGGGTATGGTGCGAGAAAAGGCGTCATGCGTGACGTACCCCGAAAGGGCGCAAGGTAGCTGTTGACCGACCATAGCAGCATAAATTTAAAGCATAAGGGAGGATTCAATGGGATTCTTTAGCAAAATGTTCGGCAAGAATGTTCAGAAGGGCAAGGCTGAACTCGCCAAGGTCGAAAACCGCGATCTCATGCAAGCCATTGTCGGAGGTGCTCTCTTGGTGGCCTATGCTGATGGTGAATGCGAGGACGCGGAACTTGCCAAGCTCGACAAGACCATCAATGCGCTGCCTGAGCTGCAACACTTCGGAAGCGAGATCAGCGAAACCATCAACATGTTCAGGATGCAGTTTGAAACCGGGTTCCGCATCGGTCGCCAGAAGGCCATGAAGGAAATCGAAGACCTCAAGGCGAGCCCTGACGAAAAGCTCTTGTGCTTCAATGTCATGGTGACCATTGCCGAATCTGACGGCGAGATCGAGCCCGAAGAGGTCAAGGTGCTCAAGGAAGTCGCATCCATGCTTGGCATTAACCTGCGTGATTACGGGCTTGAAAATGCTTAACTGGCGCGTTGCTGGAGCAATTGCTTGTGGGCTGTGCGCCGTGGGCATCGACTTTACGAACATGCTCATGTCCGTAGTCAGTGACCTGTTCTTCGTGTCTGGCGTGTTCGTCATGCTCTGGCCTTTGTTGAAGAAAAAGGAAGACAGCGCATGAGCAAGGAATATACCCAACGCGGGGGAATCGGACTGCTTGGGGCCTTGGGCCTGATGTTCGTCGGGCTCAAGCTCACTGGATACATCGATTGGTCATGGTGGTGGGTGACGCTCCCCTTTTGGGGAGGGCTAGCAATATCCGTTACCCTCCTTGTGGTCTCCGTCCTAGGGCTCTTGTTCGAACTCAAGAAGGGAAAGGTTTGATTTTTTACCGCTAGGGGTAAGCTGACCTTTCGACAGTTCGACCGCCAGCATGAAAGGGAGCGCGAGAAATCGTACTCCCGAACCATGCTAGAGCGTGGATAAGGTTGTTTGCGTCTAGCCGCAGGTCTAGGACTTGGCGACTCCCGGTGTTCCCTATGCATCGGTCATAGCCGAGCCGTTAATGTAACCTGTGAAGTCCCAGACCTCTCCTCTGGGCAGTAACCGCATGCGGGCGGGTGGTTCGATGCCGCCCGCCCATGAAGTTTTCCCTATCCGCCATACCACCGATGACACTACCACCGGACTGGGCGGGTTATGGGGGCTGATTGTCAAAGAACGATTATTAAAATGAGCTTACTTAGAAGATAAAACAGCGTATCATATTGAAAAAGTTGATATTTTTTAAAACTCATAAAATCCCATAAATCGCTTATAAATTGCCCATAAACTTCGTGGACAGGCTACGCACAGAGTAAAATGTCCTGTTTCAGCGTTTTTTCAAACTTCCCAGAATCTCAAAAAGAATTGAAAACGGCTTTTGAGATTCCGTTCCCCTTTTTTCATCTTTCCCACCCTCCCCATTCCGGCAAGAGGGCGGGAACCGCCCTGAACCCTAGTTCTCGGTAGGCGAAGAGTTCAGGAAGTGCCTAGAGCCAGAAGGCAGAAAGGCATCTGAGCTTTCCCTGAGTTCCGGGTGGTGAGTCTCAGGAGCAAAGGCAAAGTCTCGCCCTTACCCGCTATCACACGTGGGCAGGACATTGCCTAGACAGGTTCCGGTATGGAGCCGTCCCTATCGCTTCGGCAGCCACACGCGGACATCACGCTGTGACCTTGGAGCTTTCCGGCTGATGCGCCGTCTTGCGAGATTGTCCCTTCTCCACTTTCGTCTCTGGACACCCCGGCACTCGCTACGTGGTTCCGGGGGATTTCATGAGACATCACCGCCACCGTCTGAATACCGTCCAGTGATACCGCCCCTTGAGCGGTGGCCTACTCCCTCCTGTTCGCTTCTTCGCGGGGCGGTTGGGCGTGCCCTGTTGAAAACAGATTTACTAAATTTTAGTATATTGTCAACTACTAAATTTTAGATTACCGTCCGATACCAATATCGTGCTACAAGGAGGGTAAAAAGGAGTGGAGAATATGCTTACCAAAGACGGGATGGTCATCTTTGATGATGCAATCCGAACCCAACTTGCAGCACGACAAAAAGAGCTTAGACTGTCAGATAAGGCTTTAGGACAAATGGCTTTCCCTTTTATGGGAAACCCTCTTGGAAAGGTTCGCTCTATATTGATAGCTCAAGGCGCAGGTGAGGATAAGAAGCCTCAGAATCTTCGTATGGCTGACCTTGTGAACCTGTGCCAAGCCTTGGGATTGAATCTACATGACGTAATCAGAATGGGTTTAAAACAAGCAGACGGAAAATAGTTTCACTTGTAACTAGCTGTATTTTTTAAGGTAGCTTCGGCTACCTTTTTTTGTGCCAAATTTTCTAAATTTTAGTAACCAGACCTCTTGACGTTTTACTAAATTTTAGTAATACTGTTTTCAACGAGACGGGGAGCGAACCCCGCCACAAAGGAGAAAGCAGAATGAACGCTCAGGAAATGGAAAGAATCGAACAGCATTGGACGAACGGAGACAACCAAGGGCGCATCTGGAGCATCAACGGCTATGGCGAGGTTTGCGCTGAATACCCCGGAAACTGGAAATACTTTTCAAGCGTGAAAGGTGCTGAACGCTGGATGAAGAAACACGGATACGAACTAGCCGCCTAGCCCCGGCCCCTGCCCCGATTCTTCGGGGTAGCAACCGGGATTGGGATTCAAGCCCGACAAGACCAAAGGAGAACGCCATGACCACCACAGCCCCCTACCTCGTAATCGGAACTTCCCCCTTCAACGGGATGGACACCGTGGATGAATGCGACTCTCTCGAAGAGGCGCGGGAGTTCGCCAACGAGCACGGCGGAAAGGTGATCAAGGCTTCCGAGTATCGCCCCAAGGGGTTGCTCGAAGACTGGCTCAACAACGAGCCCGAAGACTTCGGCGTCCGCCCCGGCATCGACTTCCCCGCAACCCTGCACCGCGCTGGGTAAGCCGCCTAGCCCCGCACTTGCCCCGGATTCCGGGGCAGGAAACGGGATTGGGACAAATCGTATTTCAATTATGGAGGACACATGGAAGTTACAGCAATCAGAGATACTGGTTACGGATACCAAGTCTTCATTAAAGCGGCATGGATCAACGGAATCAAGCTGTCTCAACGTACCGGATATAACGTCTATGTTGCTTGCGATATGGGACGCAAAGGCTTTCTCAAGGTAAGTCGATTCGAAATCACTGACGAGACAGAAAAGACTCAGCTCGTTTCTCGGTCGTGTGCCACTGCATCCGTAGAAGCTGCATGTAAGAAGGCAATTTATGCATACTGCAACGAACATCGCCAACGGGCTACTCCTGTCGCCTAGCCCCGTAGAAGCCCCGAGAAATCGGGGCTTTTTCATCGGGATTGGGACGCCGATCCAGACTTCAACGCAGGAGAGAAAGAGATGAATATGACTATGACCATATCTCACGCAGACGACTTTACCCGTAGCCATCCCGTGCTCACCGGGAAGCGCAAGGGCACAACGCTCCGGGAGCGTCTTGAACGTATCCGTGATAAGTCAAGAAAGGCCAGCGTGCGCGAGGCAGCAGAGCAATGGCTGAGAAAGACGGAGGTGGCGGCATGATTTCCAACGTCTACATGAAGCACGCCAAGGTATCACTGGAACGGCCTAAAAAGGTTGACCGGGCTAGAGTTGCTGCGGTCATTATCTTTATGGCTGTCATGCTCGGTATCTGCATTCTTCCACAGATCTTGTACGGGATGGAGGCCATGCGATGAATCAAGAGGAACTTGATCAATTCATATCGTGGCTTCTGGCTCACGGTTCGGAAGTGCTTGCCCCAACGAATCCCTATGAAGTCTTGAGGTTTACCACCCAAGACGGCGTGGCAATCATCTTCAAGGACGCTGACGGGGAAATCACGAAAGACAGGAATGGGGCTTTCGAGGTTCTCCGGTGCTTTCGGAAAAAACGCAACTGGAACGGAGGCGGAAAGAGGGAACGGAAACCCCGCAGTGCTTCAAGACGCAGGTTGCTGGTCAACTCAATCGCAAAACGCGACGGGTGGAACTGCATGTACTGCGGAGCAACGCTGACGCTTGAGACAGCAACGATAGAACATATCGTTCCCCTTGCCGGAAATGGGCTTGATGACCTGCGGAACATGACTCTCGCCTGTGCTGAGTGCAATCATGCTGCGGGGCATCTGAGTGCCCGGCAAAAGGTGGAACTCGCTTTGAAAAGGAGAGGGGATGTGATGAGGCCAGAAGCCGATATGTACGACGCGGAGAGGGAAAGCGTAGACCGCACGATTCCCGATGAACCCGAATACCACGGCCCCGGTTGTTCCGGGGCCTTACTTTAACCGGAGAAAAACAATGGCACAGACAACCCAAGAACAGGCGGTGCAGGCAGCGAGCTTCCTGGGATGCGACGCAAGCGAACTCGTGAACCCCTTTGACCTTTCCGCTATCGTAAGCAGCAAAGGATTCCAGCCGATGAAGATTGTCCTTTACGGGGTTCCCGGCATCGGAAAGACAACGTTCGCAGGGACGTTCCCTTCTCCCATCCTACTCAGGACGGAGAACGGGGCCGCCGCACTGGACATCCCCACGTTTCCAAATCTCATCACCAGTCTTCAAGACCTTGACGCTGCAATAGCCGCACTGCGCGGGATTCACCAGTTCAAGACATTGATCATCGACTCTCTCGACTGGATGGAGCCGCTTGTATGGCAGTACGTATGCACCAAGGAAGGAAAGGAAAACATTGAGGATTTTGGATACGGTAAGGGATACGTCAAGGTTGATGACGTGTGGCGGGCAATTCAAGCCAAGCTCGAAAAGCTTCGTACCTTGCGCGACATGAACATTGTTACCATCGCTCATGCCGTGCCTGTGACCATCGATCCGCCGGATTCCGATCCGTACCAGCGGTATTCTCTTAAACTCCACAAGCGTGGTGCGGCACTCTGGATGGAATGGGCGGAAATGATCCTCTTCCTGAACTACAAGGCCCGCGTCACAAAGAGGGAAGGAGAAAAGGCAAAGGCCACCGGAAGCGGCGACCGCGTCATCTACACGGCAGAGCGCCCGGCATATCAGGCAAAAAGCCGCTGGCCTCTGGAACCGGAAATCTTTATCGGAAACGACCCGACATGGGCGGCATTCCATGAACAACTCTCAACCGCCACGGAGGGCGCCTACCATGCTTGATCTCAATATGGAATCTGAACAAAAAAACCGCAATTACGGGCCTGTTCCTGCCGGCAGCAAGGTCATGGTTCGCATCAGCGTAGAAACGCCCAAATATGGGCTCCAAGATACTCCGTGGGTGGCTCAGGCAAAGTCAGGGCTTCTTGGCCTGTGGTGCAAGTTTACCGTTGTAGGCGGACTTTATGATGGTGTGGAATGGTACGATAATCTGTGGCTTCCCGCAGGGTATCAGAACATCCGCTTGAACGAGGGGCAAACCACCACCTGCAATCGCTCAGGAGCACAGATACGAGCCATTATTGAAGCCCACCGGGGAATCAACCCGAAAGCCACTGACGACCGTTCGGTACGGGGACGTCAGCTTGCGGAATGGACGGATATGCAAGATATGGAATTTCCCGCAAAACTCGGTATCAGCAAAGAACCCTACGAAAAGGACGGGAAAAAATACTGGAACAACTACATCTCATCAATCATCACCCCGGACAAAGAAGAATACACACAGATCAAATCAGGTAAGGAAATTATCACTGACGGCCCTGTAACCGGAGAAGCGGAAAAGGGGAAGAATCAGACCCCACCGGAAGCCAATACCTACGGTCAACCTTTCCCCGCAGGCCCGTCCGAATATGATGACATGCCTTTTAACTAAGAGGGCAACATGCAAACCTCAGTAAAAACATGTTTCAAGTGCGGAAAAGAAAAATCACTGGATGAATTTTACACTCACCCTAGGATGAAAGACGGGCATCTTGGTAAGTGCAAGGAGTGCACATGCCGGGATGCCCGGTTGAACAGACGGAAACATATTGAGTATTACCGAGAATATGATCGGAATAGGGGCTCTCGTATGACACCACAGGATACGGCGATCGGACGAGCAGCTCATCCGCATTGGGTGAAAGCCCACAATGCTGTCCAAAAAGCAAAATATGCTGGAAAATTACAAAAACAACCATGTGAAATTTGCGGAGAACCATATGTTCATGCCCATCATGAAGACTATTCAAAGCCTCTAGATGTAATTTGGCTTTGTCCTGAACACCATAGATGGATTCATATGTAATGATGAAGGATTGACCATCCCCGGCTGCGCTCTGGTGAAGACATACAGCTTGCAAGTACGATAACCACCCCGGCCCGGCTCACCACCGGGCCTTTCTTTTGGGAAAGACTATGATCGTATGGCATGTGACCACGGCAAAGAAGCTTAAACGCTACAAGGATTCGGGGGGCATTCTTCCGCCCGTCAGGGCGTGGGATAGTCTTCCCGCAGCCGAACGTTTTTCAAAACAGACAGGGCGCAAGGTGATTCTTCGTTTGAAATTCCCAAACACGGCGGAACGGCTTCCCGGTCATCGTGGGGAAGCCTTTGTACTCAATGAAAAGTATAGACTCACAAGCATATGAGGTGAGATGAATCATGAGTGTTGATTTGTACGGGGATTACACGGCTGAGGTACTTTCGCTTCCACAGCAATGGCGGGAACAAATGTGGTTAGCCAACGGAGAAACCGGAATTTCTTCTAAAACGATTCACGCAGTCTTAACCGGAACGGTCGACAACACGGTTTTCAATACCAGTCCTTCATGGTTTAGATACGATGTACCTCATGACCCGTCTGATTTCCGACGCTGTTATCTCCTGCTCAAGTTCATACCGGAATGGAAGCAACGCTTACATGAAGTTGCGGAAAGATTCCCGAAATGGAAACCCTTTGTCGAACAGTGGGATGAACTGACACGTCTTTATGAAGATGAACGCGACAGAGAAGACGGTAAAGCGCCCCTCCTGTATAAGCTGATGAAGGAACTTAAGAATAAGGGCAACCATGAATAGCTCCTTCGCAAAATTCATGAACTCAAAATTTATGGGGATGGTTTACGCGCTCATCATGTTCTTTTTCTGTATACATCTTGCGTATAGGTCTGGTGAGATGAGCGGGATACTTTCAGAGAAGCAGAAGAAGGACATCGTGTTCGTCATTGTAGACTCTGAGAACAGTACCCACAGAGTCATATGGAGCGACGGAACATTGAAAGAGTTCAACGGAGTAACGCCATGCCCGACACCGACGCCCTCCCAGACATCAGACTAAAATGTCCTGATTTGGCATCGATAATTCCGGGACGCCGTTTCCTCTACCGAGCCAAGGTAGGCGGCGAACGCCAAACCGTCACCGTTACGGCCTCCTGTGCCCCGTATCCCCGTGATTTCGGGAAAGGCCGCAAGGCTATGTACGTCACCGTGTACGGCTACGAGGGGAAATGGACGGTTCCCGCAAGCAAACTGAGGATTGCTGAGAAAGCGTAGCACCCCACGCCCCGCCCCCCCCGGCGGGGCTTTTCATACCCCACCATCATACTGGAGAACATCATGAACACTGTTGGCGAACTGATTTCTGAACTGGAATCCTTTCCCCCTGAAACGCCTGTCGTCCACCACGACGACGAGGAAGGCAACACGGTATCTAAGGTTTCCATCGGCTTCATGACGGACGGAGACGGCGACCCCGTGTGTGTCATCCTCTTTCCTGGCGAAGAGATTGAATGACGAAATGGGAAAGGCGGCTCACGTGGGTGTGGGTCGCCTTCTTCGTGTGCAGGGGCGCGGCTGCATGAACAACGCGCTGAGGTGAAATATGCTGACGGAAGAGGAAAGGAAGTGGCTGGAGGAGCGGAAGGACGTGTGCTTCCGGTGCAAGAAGCGCAGGCAGACATGTAGCCCTCTGCTTCGTGAGAGTTGCCAGAAAGCTGGATACCCCATTCGTGATTTGGCGATGGTGATCCCGCCAGACTACCGCGACGCCGCCGAGTTCGAGGCGAGGGTATCACGATATATCGCTGAGAACGCATCAGAACTAGATTTTAGTTCTAATAACTGGCAGTTCTTTGATGGTTTCAAAGCCAAAAGCCTAGCGTGGTACATCCTGCGGGAAGCGCGCATTGCCGTTGAGGAGAAGATGGACCAATGAACGAAACCACTCTTGATGAAATCATGAAGTGCTCGAAAGAGGCCATTGCACGGGCGTATATGTGCAAAATCAGTGCATCGGTTTATACTCGATGCCCGCTACATGGCGAAGAAACAGAAAATTGCCCTATGAAAGAGGTGTGGTGCTCAGACGTTACTCCTCAAGCTTGGGAAGAAGTGCTGAACAGTGAGCAGGAGAAGAGAGGATGCCTGAGCCCCAGATCGTAATCGTGGTCAACTCCCTTACAGAAGCCCACAAGCTCGAACGGGAACTTGTGCGGGATAGGCAGAATGCATGTGGCTACAGGCCGCGTCAAAAGAATGAGTGCAGGTTTTGCAAGCACGTGGGGCGCTACTCCAGCTACACATACCAAACAACCTACTTTTGCGACCTGCACAATTTCTGTGTTGCTGCACGCGGGATATGCAACGACTTTGAAACAAATATACCGGGGGAACGAACCAATGACAGCGCAGGAGTGGCTTGACGAGCTTGAACGGCTTAGGGAAGCGGCAACACCGGGGCCGTGGAAACATGATAAATGGATCATTAAATCTTTGGAAGCTAGAAAAATTGCGCAAACGATAAACTTGGACAACTCTGCATACATCGTCGCCGCGTGCAACGCCGTGCCGATGCTGGTGGAGATGCTCAGGATTGCTGTGAGTCTTATTGAAGCTCAGAATGCACAGAGAGCACGCAAAGGAGAAAGAATACCAGATATCGACGTGATGCGGTTGCTTTTTACCATGACGGAGCCGAAAGAATGATCACCACCGCAGAACTCGCCCGCATCCGGGCCGCCGCCATTGGCGACATGCTCGGAGATCCCGGGGCGCTCGACGAGATGGGGCCTGCGGCTACGATTTTCAGGCTGTGCCGGGAACTGGAGCTAGCAACAAAACGCGCCGTCGCCATGTCAGAAGTAGCAGCCGCAGCATGGGAAGCCGCTCGCGAGGCTGCTAGAAAAGATGAACTCCAAACATGAAAGAAATGCCGAAATGGTATGGGCATTGGCAGAATTGCTTGCAATCTCTGGCGGATGTGAAGGATGTAATCTCAGGGGACTGCACAGTTGTCAGGATATCGTATCCAGAAAACTGTGCTGGATCAAAAAGGCCGATGAGATGATTAAAAGGCGTAAAGCCGTGGAGGGCTAAATGAACCCAACGCCACAAATTCTTGATCCCTGTTGCGGTGGAAAAATGCTTTGGTTCAATAAAAATGATCGTCGTGCTGCATTTTGTGACCGCAGACGAGAAAAGCATATACTTTGTGACGGAAGGGTTTTTGAAGTGAATCCAGACACAGTATGCGATTTTCGCAAGTTACCTTTTCCTGACGAATCCTTTTTCCTTATTTGTTTCGATCCCCCTCACCTCTTGCAAGCGGGAGAAACGTCTTGGATAAAGAAAAAATATGGAATCCTTAACAGGCTAACGTGGAGCGAAGACTTATCGAAGGGATTTGACGAGTGCTGGAGAGTTTTGAAGCCGGGCGGAACTTTAATTTTTAAGTGGAACGAAACACGAATCAGCTTGCGCGAGGTACTTTCCTGCTTTTCAAGACGCCCAGTTTTTGGACATACGACAACGAAACGCCGAGACACGCACTGGATAACCTTTTACAAAGAAGCCGCTCGCGAGGCCGTGGAGGAAGGAAGATGAACACCACAGTACAAAAAGCCATTAACGATGGGATGAAAGCAACTGGGATAACACAAACTGAGCTAGCCATTGTTTTACGCAGCAGAGCGCGTGCTTCAGAGATTATTAATGGGAAAAGGGATCTAAGGAGGACTGAACTGCTTGTACTTTCATACCTGCTTCATATCCCGCTTGAAACGCTGATGCCTCCTCTTAGTGAAGAGGATAAGCTGCATATCGACTCGCTCATTGCTTGGGAGAGAAAACTTCAAGAGACAAGATATATAAAAAAAAGAACTTCTAAACGGAGTAAAAAAGCATGTCCGAAGAACTGACGTTGCTACCGTGCCCGGCGTGTGGAGGGAAAGCGGACATCATCGACTCATTCGAGAGAGACGACAAAGGACACGTCTTAGTAGGTTGGATCGCGCAATGCACGCGGGGATGCTTGACCACAAGCGAACACGGTTCCAGAGAAAAGGCCGCAGCATCATGGAACGCCCTGCCCCGTGCGCTGACATGGACGGACGAGCCACAATTAGGAGCGTGGAATTGGTGGAGGGATGAATGTAGCTGCATCCCTCGCTACGTCTACCAAGATGGAACCGTTGCCATCACTATGCTAATTGCCCGTGTACCGTATCAAGATCTCGGCGGACAATGGGCAGGCCCCATCCCCGAACCCCGCCCCCACGAACCGGTGGGAGAACAGGAGAAGAACAATGTCTGATTTCAAGCCGTTTGACAGGGTACTGGTACGGGATAGCGACGACGCCGCATGGGTGCCGGGTTTCTACAGTCATGCCAGTGGGCGCATTGATGTGCCCTACACGAGCATTCTTAGCCATTCATATGCTCAGTGCATCCCCTACGAAGGGAACGAGCATCTGGCGGGCACGGCTGACGCCCCCGCTTCGTGGTCCGAGTCAAAGTATATGCCGGTTTGTGGAGAGATTGTGGCTGTGCGCGATTCCGGCATGAAATTTTGGGTGCCGCGCATCGCCGTAGGCATAGACGGGGATGGGCGGTATTTGTGCCGCAAGCTTCCATGCACGAACGAGAGTGATCTGTGTAGTTGGGAGCACGCGCGAGCATGGGATGACGAACTTGTGGCGGTGGTGCCCATTCCCGACGAACCCCGCGAACCGAAATAGCCCCGAAAGGGGCTTTTCCTTTTCTGGAGGAGAACATGCGAAGACCCATCAACCCCGTAATCCCGTACCCGCACGAGGCCATCCAGCACACCCGCTGTGTTCTGGCCCTGTCCATGATTACCGTGGCGCTATCCCTTCTCAAGCCCGAAACGCTTCCTCAGCTTGGCGACCTTGGCAGACAAGTCAAGAAGGTCGACCGCTGGATCGAACGGTGTAGCGATGATGTCCAGCGCAGGCTGTCTGCTGGCGCAAAGCGAGATCTCGACAGGAGGTTCCATATCCTCGCGGAACACGTCGATTCTGCACTTGCTGAAACCGATGACGCCAAGAAATGGAGCCTGTGGGCCTCTGGAGTGTGGGCCGGGCTGACCTTTCTCGAAGACGCCCGGAACACCTGCCCCGTCTACTTCCGAGGCCTTCACTGGCACAACCTGCTCAAGACGCTGACCACGCTCTGTAATGCGCTCGAAAAGGTCGACCCGAAGATAGCCGAGATCGGGACGCGGGTGTACGAGCTGGCCGCGTAGGGAGGAAAGGAGACAACTATGGAAACGCTTCATAATATTCCGCAAGAACAACTCAATATGGCTTTTTCTGCTGCACTATCAGAGTTCGCAGAAACACAACGAATTCTCGCTAAACCTTATATCACGACTGAAGAAGCCGCAAAAGTATACCCCATAGGTAAGTCTACTCTTGAAAAACTTCGTAGAAACCGCGAGGGTCCGGCTTTTGTTCAAGTTACAGACAACAGTCCCGTTGCATATACGCATGAATCTATCAAAAAATGGCTTGAACACCATCGCCAGAAGGTTATGTAATGTTTGGCAACAGGGATAGGGCATCCCTTTTAGTGTCCGGTGAAAGTTTAGAGTACCGTTTTGTCATCTCAAGTGTGGAATGCCCCATGAGTTCCGCGATTGTGTACAGCGGTACTCCTTTCTGTGCCAACCAAGATCCAAAAGTATGACGCAAGGTATGAAAAACGACTTTGTACCTTGCGTCAGTTATACCCTCGTTAAAGAGCATGTCCGCAGTCCGTTTGAATGCAGACGAAATGTACCGGATATGTCCCCCTCCTTTTTGCTCAAAAACAAATCCCTCCGTATCCTTCCCGTCGCAACGACGTAAAAAAATACGCTGCACCTCTTCATTCATGTAAGCTGCCCGCGTTCCCGCTTTCGCGTCCATGACGTTGATAATCCTCGCGGCAATGTTTACATGCCCCACCTTCAGGCTTAAAACTTCTCTAAGCCGCATTCCCGTATACAAAGAAACATAGGCAATATCGTGCCATTGCGGGCTTCTTTTTTTTAATTCATCTAGCAAAATCCGCGCTTCTTTTTCAGTCAAGAAGCGAAGCCGTGCGGAGTCAACTGCCGGAAGCTGCACCCCTTCCGTGGGGATACTGCCCACATACACTCCCCATAATTTTGCTTTTCTATAAACCTGCCTGACAAATCCGATTACATGCTTTTCTGTCTGAGGAGAAAGACCTTTATTTTGAATAGCCTTTTTTAGTTCTTCGATGTGCATGGGACGGATTTTATCCATTCTCGCATCTCCAAAGATCGGTATGATATGGTGTTCAAGGTATCCGGTCATATTTTTTGCGGAAGCCTTACCAGCCATATGCACCGTCAAGAAACGATGCGCAGCCTGTTTGAAAGTGGGGACATTCCCCGGAGCCACAAAGTTATTATCTTCTATATGCTTTAGGCGTTCACCACGAATGCGAGAAGCATAAGAAGCATTGACGCCTTCACTTTTTCTCCCTACAGTTTCCCATATCTTTCGCGAATCGTGACGATATGCGATGTCAAAGGCCACATCAGCTTTTCCATTTCTGTCAATAAGCACCCGCTCATAGACACCGGGGTATTTCGTTTTCTCGCGTTTTGCCATGCTACCTCCCAT